CCCTTTTTAAAGAAATACTCTACATTATCACCAAAATCAGAAGGATGCTTGTCGTTCAACCAAACAGTTCCGAGGCTGCTACATGGTCCTTCAGCTAACGAATCAACAATCCATAGCTCATCATTGGAGTCGCCAGCAGCCGTCTTGAATACGGAGTTCACACCAACACGTTGCTTCCCGTATACAACTTTTATCGGAGTCTGCGTGTCACTGGTATTAAGACGGAGACCCTGATTCATCTTCTGCTGTGAGAAAGACGGCAAACTCAAATCATCCTGCAACGCGGATTCCTGCAACGCGCCTGCCGCCCCAACAACAGCCCCGCCAATAAAGCCGCCACCAATCCCAGGGATTCCTACAGCCCCAACAAGCGCCCCCGTAAACAATCCTTCTACCGTAATGTCATTGCCAGCTAGTACAGAAACCGCTGCATACCCCCCAGCACCGCCTAAAGCAGCAGCGACAGCAAGTCCACTTACACCCGGCATCTATACGCCTCCTCAATCATGTATCCACCAACACCAATTGGTAGCTGAGTCACTCCGACAGAATACGTAACAGCAATCATATTACCATTACCCGCGTTTATGGTAAGAAACAACTCATCTGGCTGATTCTTATTAGAACAAACTAATACATCTCCAGCCAATGTCCTACTGACAGGAACCTTATCAAGCAGCTTATTTAGAAACGCTAACATAACACCCTGAGCGCGTTTTTTATCCATGGTATATAACTCACCGTAATTATCCATAGAATATCCACCAAACGTATACGGCACGTCTACACCCTGCTTCCTAAGATGTTCTACAACAAGCCTAAAACAATCCAGACCGTCGTCTGAGCACAAAGCATATGGTTTGCCCATTAGCTTATACATCTTAGCTAATCTTGCGGGCCGCGTTTTCTTCCCCACCATATCTCTTTACCTATCAATCCCGGTAGCCATCTAAACCCACCAAAGTTAGCAGTATTACCCAACTGAGAACACCGTGCATAACTTCTGTCGCATTCGGTTTCGGAGCCGGGGTATTTACATTCAGTTCCCTTGAACTCCTTCCAACGACAACTAGCCAAATGTCTGTTCAAAGTAGTTTTACTCCACCGGTTGAGTTTACTCACAACAGTAAACGAAACTTTTTCCTCATCAAGAGTCCATGCGTCTACAACACCTCTAAATAACTCAACAGCATCGGTACCTAAAGTAGCACCAAGACTATCCACAAGAACCAATGATATTCGCACTTCCTTACCCTGCGCGGTGGAGTCAAACAACACTGTTGCTACATCATCAGTGTTATCAAGCTCAACCGTCGTATCGCTAACAATACGACTAGCAGAGTAATTCACACTCGAAAACGAAAACATCCGAGGCACAAACCGGCACGTACCATACGTAGCACTTCTGTGCAAAATGGGAACGTCACAATCAGTAAACACATAAGACGTTCCAAAAGACGACATGTCCAACAAAATAAAGGGGCGTATCTCCTTAGATTGTAATGCTGCTACTATGCTAGGATCTATTGTCTTCATAAGAACTACTCATCGTTTAGAAATCCCTCAAGACCTATTCCAAACCTCTTCCAGTGCGAGTACAATACCTCCAAATTCGCCGAATCATCAGCAAACGTACACCGCATACGCAACCGCCCGTTGAACCTACATGTATAACGTTTCCCAAGCGTACCGTCAGACGTAGCCAATGTGGCGGTATCTTCACCATCAGGACCAGCACCAGTTGCCAATGTCCAGTCCGTACCACCACCAGTAAGCTCACTACCATCAGCGTATAGAGAACAAGCTGTCGCTCCCTTACACGGTAAAGTCAAGACAGTAGTAGAACCATCACCGGTCGCTACGTACTCGTCGCGGTAGTAGTCAACTTCATCGTGTATAAACGTAAAGATACTACCAACATTGTCTACGTAAAACTGCCGCAGTGTTTTGAAATCAGCAGCCGTTAAGTTCTTATACCGCAACACCAAGTTCCTTTTTGGGTATATAGACTTCTTCTTCAGCCGCTTCTTCCCCATAGTAGCAAATGACGTGCGAAGTACTATTGACTTCATAGTCATTGATTCAGGACGACTATACCTAATTGACTTTAATCTTGGAAATAAAGCCATTATCGAATACCTCTCTTTATTAAGGATCTAAGATCGGAATCACCAGCACACAAAGCCATCTTGAACGGTGCCATAAATGCTTCAGGATTACGTACTGCTACGTCGTAGATAGATTTTGCATCCATCGCCGTTACGTACACAACGTTATTCACAGTTACAGGTTGTTTGTCAGAATCAGTGTCCTCCTTTGGAATTACCATCTCACCCTTTTGCAAAATAGCTGGAAACTCATCCGCTGCAAGGCCGTCATGTAATCGCATTGTGTTAGGAGACACAGGCAAAATGGTTTTAGGAGTTGCAGTATACCCGACTTTTCCTCCTTTATGAAATAGAGACCACGCTGCCCATTCAGCTGCCATCTCCTCCATACCAGCCGAGTTCGCGGCTTCAAAAATGGCTGCATAGTCACCCCCACCACCTCCAAAGGAAGCACTTAACCATGAGCCAATATCACTAAGCCACCCACCGCCCTTGAAGTCCTTACCAAACAACCCTTGCGTCAGCATTTGCCCCATCATATCGGCCTGAGCGCGTAAGATACTATCAAAAATAGCAAGTGCATAGTCTTTTAGACTATCAAACTCACCCTTCATTGCAGAGAAGAAGAAATCGGAAAAATTACGCTGCATAGATTCAGCAGTAGTCCGCGATAATTCTATGAGATAGTGCGATGTATCTTCTGCTATCTGCTTTCGCTCATCCTCTTTCCTCTGGTATTCCTTGACAGACGCTTCGGCTATCATAAGCTCCGCATCTGTAGTCATACCAAGTATCAACCCCTCATCGTAGGCTTCGGCTTCTTTCTGCGCTTCTTTAAGCCCACTAAAATACTCTTTATAGTATTGGGTCAAACTAGCGTATGTGCGCCGTTGTCGTTGTAATATGTCGTCAAAATACTGCTGCCAATACTCTGCCATATCTATAAGCGTAAGCTCATTTGCAGTAATTAGCGCGTCATCGTATTCCTTAGCGGCACCCAAAGCTTTCAGATAATTCTCAGCGTCAGTCGTCTCCCGCTCCCGCCACATACTCTTATGTGCGTCCAACATGCGCTGCTCATGATCGTACCAATCATGACGCTCATAAATTCCAAGAAGTGCAGCATCATAATCTTCAGCAGCCTCAACAGCGTCTTTCCACTCTTTACTAGCAAACACCTTGCTCGACGAAATCTCCTCAATCTTATCGTCGATTAAAGCAAGCTGCGTATTAAGTGCAATCAACTGCTCTTCATCCCCATGGAAGTGAAACAACCCACCATAGAGCCGTTCCCGTATCGTGTCTATTTGACTTAGTATTTCCTCCCGCTGCAACTTCAACACTTCCAACGCTGGATTCTCACCCTTCAGCGAATCAATAAGCTTCCGTAGCCCTTCACTTCCCTCTTTTATCGTTACCTCAAGCACCTTACCGTAACTCACCAAACCCTGCTCAGCATACACCAACGCATCACCAAGCACTTTAAACTCACCAACCGTGTAGGAAAACAAAGACACAAGCCCAAAAACACGAGCAAACCCAAACTTGGAACCAAGAAGTATTGCAGCAATAAGCCCACCTTCTCTAATGGAAACAGGAAGTGCTCCCCAACCTGAGGTAATCGTACCGAACAACCCACCTAATGCAGTCGTAAGCTTTCCTATGTCTACAGCAGCCTTCGCAGCTCCAGACGCCATATCTTCAATAGCAGTTTTATGGTCTCTAATCCACTGCGTAGTTCCAAGAATAGACTTCTTCAACTCCTCCCTGTACCGCTCAAACATATCTATAGCAACAGACTCTATAACCGACCGCAGCGCCTTGAACGCTCCTTCAACAGTCTTCGTCATGGTCTCAGCCAGTTGCTTCGCTTCACCGTCGGACGCCCTAATTTGTTCCCGCAGAGATTCAAACTCTGGAATTGCCTCCTTTAATACAAGTACTGCCCGCCCAGCCCGTTGAGTAAAAACGTGCATCGTCTTTTCGGCTGACCAATTTGCTTCTTTTATCTTTTTCAACACTGTTATCAGATCCGTTCCCGGACCAAGCCCGAGTTCCTTTGCTGCTCTTGATGTCTGCTGAAACGCCATAGCTAACTGGGTGCCCGCCATTGAATTGCCACATGCTAAAGCTTTCCCGTTCCTACGAACTATCAACACATGATCTGGAGGAACCTCCGCGCAATATACCATACCGTCATAGTCGACCCATTCCTCCTTTATAGTAGTACCAACACCACTTAGTCTCTTACCATGTATTCCTTTATACTCATCCTGACAAAACGCTGGAGTAAGCTGATTTTTCCGCACGTCAACTTTATAATTGCTTCTCCTCTGTTTTATCGCTCTACCACGGATAAAACCGACTTTATCATCATTAGTCACATCTTTTACTGCCGCTCCGTAGCCTATCTTCAAACATATCTCTTGTATATCGTCAACCAATCTTTTTGAAGCAGAATACACACATCCAGTCGCGCGACTCCCATCCCCCTCTACCAAAGTTCTATACAGAACCAAAAGCAGATCAGGACTCAGATTCTTTATCTCAGAAGGAATGTACTTTTCATAACACTTACCGAAAGCAACTACATAATTATAAAGTTGCTGACTGAATATAACAAAATTACCATTTGTATAGTTAAACTTAAAAGGCAGCCTACTTAAACACGATCGAATTAACCTTTTCCCCCTCTCATTTTTCTGAGTGATACATATTCTATACGCTCTCTTGTAGCAATCACAACAGCCCTCCGCAAGATACCAACCCAAAAACTCAACAAAATCCCGTGCGTTAATCTTTAAGGGCCTAATTGTCTTGCTCCAACTTCCTCTATTCTGACTGAACCCAGGTAGTGTTATATACTTTTGGTTATTGCCATTCCAATGAAACTTAGACAAATACTTAACTGGTCTTCCGACAACCTCATCAGCCCGAACAAGCTGATACCTCTTATCAGTAGTTCTATACAAACTTACAAACATATTATGATTCGGCGTAACCAGCAGATCAACATGCTTGTTCTTTACTCTATACATCTTTCCAGTATGTCTGTAAGCTATAAGTCTAACAGGCGTGTGATAGCTGATTTCATGCGTTTCAGGATGAACAGTAGCAAACTCGTCGTCCTCAGTCACGTCTTGCCATTTTTTCCAACCATCCTTAGTAAGTACTTCTGTTTCCGGATCATAACATCCCTGTATACCTGCATTCCCGAGTAAACCAATCAATGCGGATAGCGTTTCAATATCGTATCCAAAGGCATGAGCCAAAGGTGCAGCATACTTAAACGACTCAGCCATCATTTCCATATCAGTATTGGTGCGGGTTATCGTAGCAATAAACCTATCGTTCACCCTACCGAGTTCGTCTACGCTCAATCCCATGGCTGTGAGAGCATTAGTAGCAATATCAGCCGCACGACCAAGATCAAGATTGCCCGCTGTAGCCAAATCCAACACTCCAGGAAGGGCCTTCACAGCTTCAGCAGCTTCAAAGCCTGCCATACCAAGAAAACGTAACCCCTCAGCTGCCTGTGTAGCAGACCACCGCGTCTGCTCACCCATCTTACGTGCTATGTCGTTAAGATCATCAAACTCCTTCCCAGTAGCACGAGTAACTCCCCGAACTACAGCCATCGTCTTTTCAAAAGACTTGCCGACATCCACGACTGCCTTAACAGCAGCAATAGCTCCAATACCAGCTAATGCAGTTCTAAGTGAAAACAAATTTCTAACAGCAGACGATACACCCCTTCCCATAGTAGCAACCGCACCAGCTACACTACCAATACTCAACTGAAAACGAGCGACCTCCAAACGCGTCATCTTAACGCTTTTACGCAACTCATTTACCGCCCGCTCAGCCTTATCAGCAGCAAGACGTTTTCGTAGCCTATCTTCAAGCTGTTTAACCCGCCTCTCTGCCTGTTCAGTAGAAGCACCAAGGTCTTTCAGCTCCCTAGCCAACCTCTTAGAAGCAATAACTGCCTCACGGGTACTTATGGGAACTTCTAACGCCATTTTTTCTCCTTATTACCGAAACGCTTAAGCGCCTCTTTGTACTGCCTAACGATGTTAGGAAATACCGCGTCTTCAATTTTGAGCATCTTAATAAAAGTCACTTTAGATAGCCCCAGTTTGTCGCATAAATTAACCATAGTAGTTGCAGATATTCTGTTTACACATGTTTCACTGGCCGGTCTATCGAACTCGTTGAGCACCGCCCACCAAACCCATGCCTCCTCGTTTTCAGGCATAAGTTTGGGCATATCACAATCGGTGTCACATGGAGGATCACCGTCATATATACGTGTACATTCATCACACAACACCACACCAGGAGTCGTACACCAGACCGACCAGTCTATTAGTTTTTTTCCGCTTCCTTCTCATGCTTATCAGCTTCAATAGTAATACGATCCGCCGCCTCTATAACATCGTTTATCACACCGGGGTTGTATTCATACACAAGCAATTTGTGCTCACGATCACAAGGAAGCGGATTGCCTTCCTCATCAACCACATCTTCCCAACCGACGATTATCTTATCAATCCGATCAAACGTGATATTGAGAAAATCGTAGTCAATAAAACGCTCCTTACGCCCAACCCGTGTTGGGGAATCCCACTCCACCTTTCTATGTTGCTGCATCATGTCTTTCAGCTCTGTAGGTGTCAATGGAATAACCCACCAAATCGCTCCATGAAGATCAATCCGGTGTTTTTCCCGCTTAGTTCTTACCTTTAGCATAACTAACCTCCTTCTTACCGTTGGTTAAGCGTGGCTGCGGGTGAAGCACGGGAGGGAAACTTCAACTGCTCAGCAGCAAGCCCAACAGCCACGCATATAGTTACCTAAAAATCATATCAACAGAATCCTCCCCGTTCGTACCAAGCGCCCGTCCAGGCATGTTCAGCTCAACAGCAGGCGCAGCAAAGTTTATCTCTGGCACCCGCAACCGCACTTTCTGAAAGTGGACGAGCAATCTACTACCGGCTGTCGTGCCAAACTCGATACGAAGCGGCACTGTATTCCCAGAGTACCCCTCGTTAAAGTACTTGGCATCCGCCTTCCTGAAGTAGACATTCACATCCATGGATATTTCCCGCTCGTCTTCCATGTAGGCCGTAGGATACGTTGTCCCCACCTCATCTGTGATGTACTGCTTCGGACAACTAAACGTAATGCTACTGTTCTTTATAGAAGCAGACACCCCATTGATCTTAATGGTCGTATCCTTACCCTCAATTGGAGACCCAATGGTAGTTCCGGACGGTAGATACCCAGCAACGACATCACCACTGGACCACGTTGCTCCCAACGTAGCACTCAACGTGAGCTTATTCGTAGCCGTGTTGATAGTAGCAATAGTCCACCCACTTCCGCCATTCGTGAGATCCTGCGTGGAGTTGTAAATCCTGATTCCAGGCTTAAACCTATCAGCATCAGCAACAATAATAGAAGACGCGGCGGACGCCCTGTCTGTCTGAACTGCATCCGTACCAGCCCAATACATCTTCATACCTTGCCCGCTAAACTCGAACTTTACAGCTCCCTCATTGCTAACGCTCAGCACGCCTTGCTGAACAGTACAACCGGACAACGCCTGAACAAAGTGGTCGGTCTTCAACCACAATGAAAAAGACGGTGCAGTAGTAGCCGGCCTATACAGAACAGCAGAAGTCTGCGTTACCGTCGCAAAGTTAGCACAAGCCGCTGTCGTCTTCTCACCAAGCAGCGATTCATAAAGCGAACTCCCTTGCGGGTCGCTACCAATAGATCCACCAGGACGCACATACGTAGGAAGCGTAAAACTCCCAGCAGGCATGGCCGCCTGAAACTGATCTAAAACATCAAGAGAATCCCGCTTTTCCTCCGAATTAACAAAATCCGGACTTTGGTTGATAACAGCATCTCCAGCAGGCAACACTTGATGACTAGCAGACGGCCACGCTAGTGTACCTGTGCTAGTCTCCTTTACTGCAAATGCCACCTGCACACGCGATATACCAATATCAGTAGACATAGAATCACCTCCTGTAGCTCCAGCCTTATCACGCCAAGCACTGCTTGCCGTGTCTCTAAATGTGGAACTTACTGTAACTCGAAACAAAGGCATAGTTACTCACCGCCTTTCGATTCCCTAACCAGCAACATATCACCTCCTCGTAACACCATTTTCTCTCCACTATAAAACTCTATACATAGCACACCATGTACTATGGGGTTTCCTCTGACCAAGACGAAGCACTATCCATTTGCATACTCATCCAATAACTGCTATCAATTCCAACTAGACAAATAAACTCACTTGCCGCCCCGGTTGATACAATAGCCTCTCCAGCCGATGCAGCTGTTCCACCAAGAATTATATAGTCTGAAGCCTCTGGGTCTATCGTTATAGCCCGTGCGTATCGGTTCCTAAAACAAAAGAAGCAGTTTGTAGGATCAGCAGGCAAATCAAACTCTATCGCATCATCATCATTGTTTATGTACACCGCACGCTTTCCAGAAACAGTAACAGTTGCATCAGTAGACAAATAAACAACAACCCCACTGTTGCTAGTAGTAAACCTAGCTTCACCGTCACTGCTTATGGCGGCCACCTCATTTGCAGAACTGTCTTCAATAGAAACATCGCTTGTTCCGTCCGAATCAGGCAGTTGCAACCTTAAATCTCCGGAACCAGAATCAATCAGTGGACCAGCAGAAGCAAGAAACATTAGCCCGCGTAGGACCATATATGTAACACAACTAACAACGAGCAGAGTAACTAAAAATCGTTTTGCTGACATGATTAACCTCCTAAAACCTTGAAGAGTAAATCTCATCGCCATCATCTAAAACAATAGAATCAGACACACCAAGTATAATTTTGTCCGGATCTCCAGGATAAGATGTCATCTTCATTGATACAGATCCAGATCCGGATTTCCTAGCAACCGTTTTTTCACAGTACTCTAACCACACATTATGCATTTCTATACTTGACTGTATCCTCCTTGAATAATTCCATACTAAATGAACAACCTCCCCTTGCGTACAGCTTTTGTATACCTCCCTTGAATAGTGGCTTTGCAAAGTTCCTTTGACTGCTGTAACCACAAAGTAATAGGTATCACTTGTAGGAGCAGTCCAATATGTATCAGTCCGTTCCCAGCCATAAATAATAATACTATTGTTTGCAATATACTGCTTTGATGTGGTTGAGTAAAACACACGAAAACAACGGAGTGTTTCTGCATATACACTAAAGTAACAGAAACAGATTATTGTTACTATTATTAACCCTGACACAAAACCTTTTCGCATTCTACCAACCACCTCACTTTCCTGTCTACAGGATCATCAGGAAGTTCTCCAGTACTAACAGCTTTATCGAATAAAGCTCGCAACGCTTCAGGAAGAGGCAAATCAACATCATCACACTCTTCTGCATCTACAAAATCGTTCTGATGATTATTTCCATTCGATCGACTACCTATCTGAATAGGACCGACAGTTATTATGTTTATTGTGTGGTTGTCCTTCCCACCTTTTAGGACCTTACTTATAACCTGCTGTGCCAAAGCCATATCCTGAACAAGAACAGCGTCATTATCACTAGTAGAAGTTCTTGTTTGCTGCCTAACAGCAGTCTTTACAGCACGTCTTGTAGCATGATGCCCACGCAAGTAAACATTACCCGGCTTTGTAACAGGCTTTCCACACCCACAAGCACACAACGGAAGCTCTTCCTTTTTCACAACTGCATCATCCATCATGGAACTACCTCATCATAGTAACCAAAGTTGAATAGTATCTCATCCTCATCAAGCAGATTACCAATCTTTATTTTATGGTCTCCAGAATCAGACGGAGCAATCAACTCTATTGCCCCATCTGTATCGTCAGAGCAATATACAGGCTTTCCCTCATCTGTCGCATCAGTAAATGACCAGGCGTCATTTCTGGCAACACCTAAACCTATACCTATATCAATTGCATTACCTGCACCACCGGTGGTTTCCAAACAAATACCTATAGGCTGGTATGTATCATTGTCTGAATCAGTAGAATTGGCATTGTAAGCAAATGCTCTAGGCCCATCCACACTGTATTTCAGATATACTATATCCCACTGACTCAACGCTTCACCAGAATAAACAGACATAATTGAACCTTGCCACGAGTCATCACTACTAGGAGTCGGATCGTATTCTGTATTTGCCATCGTAACATCAAGCCCAGACATATCCCAACTCCCTGTAATAGGTAAATCGCTCGTAGTCAAAGCCTGAAACGACGGCGCTGTTGATGTTCCATCGGACCCGAGAAAAGTATTAGCAGCACCCAAAGCCAACTCTGTTATGTCTCCGTTTGTATCTGTATAGAAAACTCTCCATGCTGTATTTCCGCTTGTTCCCAGCTTTCCATCAATCTGAGTCTGTATAGCAGAAGTAACACCATCAAGGTATCCAAACTCTGTTTTGTCCACACTGTTTACATCAAATGTAAGATCATTAAGAGTCACATCCGAAAAATCTATAGAGTCATCGTCAATGGTATCGTCTGCAATTTGTTCTCCATCTATTTGATAAGAACCATTATCCCATCTGACTGTGTTACAGTAAAAACTTTTTGCAGTAATTGGCATAAGGTGCCACCGCCATCCGGAACCAGCACTAGCATTGGTAAGATCAATGACTAACGGGGTGTCTTCTGTGTCCGATGAATCCTTCAATTGGAAGAACATAGCACTTGAGTAATTATTCAGTAACGCCATATCACCAACTGCTACAGTATGCCCACTAGACGGCTCAGAATATATTTCAGCAAGCCCCGGTAAATCACCAGCAGGCCAAAAATCAATATTTATATGCTCTGCTGCACCAATATCAAATGAGGAATCTCGTATGTAACCAAAATAGTCTGTAGTTATACCAGCAATGGTTGTTCCTGTATTTATACACGGACTGGTAGACAATAACCGAAACTCTTCCGCACTGGATGGAGAATCAGACACGAAAAGTGGATTTGAATTTACCGCATGTGAGCCCTTAGAACAGCCGGATGCGTCTATTGAATTATTGTAGTAGCAGTTGTAATCTATGTTTGGATCGTTCACTGTATCATCATCGTTTATTCCAACTGAGCATGTATCGAAGATTGTGTTTTTAATAGTAACTCCTGTTGAATCTGTACCGACGAATAGAAGTATACCATCAAAACCATTATAGACCACACAGTTATAGATTTCAGCCGTCGGAGATTCATCTCCGTCATCATCAAAGAAGACAAAGTAGTACGTACCGGTTGCTATAACATTGTAAATAAGAACGTTTAGGACATCTCCTATAATACATACAAATGTATCATCTTGGTTGGTATCTCTAACAAAGCAATTGTTAACAATAATTCCGTTAAATTGCTCAAGACCCTCCAGATATATAGTAATCCAATGAGCAATATCCTGCCCATCGTCATCAAATGTTACGCTAGATATTTTGAGATGATCTCCGTCATCAGATGTATAAACACCATAATCGAGGCTGCTTCCACCAGCTTTTATAATTCCGTTAGTAATATGAACATAACTTACACCATCTTCCAAGACTAGCATATATGTACTATTGCTAGACAACGTATGTCCATTTAGATCCAACGTAACATACCCACCCGCTTCTGAGCCCTCGTCTCCAGTGCCCCAAGTTATCTGACTGTCTTCTACGACATCGCCGTCAAGTCGTATGGTATCTCCAGGTTCAAGGTCTTCACCGTCAAGACAAGCCTGAACGTCTGTATAATCACACCCGCCTGAACACACCGTATACGTCGCCCCGCTCGCTGATCCAGCCAGGAGCAAGAAGCATAGGGCAGTTAGTAAAAGTCTTTTCATCTATCCATCTCCATTGATACTGAAAGGTTTGTGGGCGGTGACGGTACAGTTGCCGCGCACCCAATAGAACAAACAACAAAAACAAAGACAGAAATAATCAGCAAACATCTCATAATAACTACCCCACAGGCTCCAACTGCATCTCAATGTCCTTAACGTCACCGACTTTTGACAACTCATTCATGTACTTCTCATCTTGCGTGAAGTCCAAGCACTCAAAACCAGTCTTCTTCAAATCCTCAGACAACTGCTTAAGCACATTCACGCGGATATCAGGATTGACAGCAGGCATTATCGCTTTCAGATTGTCCAACTGATGCCGCCCAAGCTGAAGCTTCGCCATAGCCAAAGAATACAAACAGTATGACAATGACTCCGGGGAGTTAGTAAAAGTAAACCCACCCTTCTTTCCGTCTTCCATACCGTTGTTACGTTTGTAGAAAGCCTCCAAATACTTCTCTCCACCACGCTCCACCATATCTACTCTACCAGCCCACACACCAAACTCAATTGCACAGATATTCAAATCCATGTCGTCCGGGGCGTGGTCCAGTCCAGCCATCAGATATTTCTCCGCTCGTTCCTTGTCACGCAGTATAAACGCACTCTTGAACAGCGTGTAATAAACAGTCTGATTAAACCGCTTCAGCTCATCCTTGTGCTTCAAATATTCTTCACCAGCCCAAATGCTACGTTCATGATCGTCTCGCAAGTTGTATGCCTGATTCATATAGAAATACACTTCGTAATCATTCGGATTGTCGGCCAACTCGGCTTTCAGCAACGTCATTATGCGCTTAAACTTACGCTCACTCGCCTCCGGATCAAGATCGTACCCATAATGCTTCACATACGCATGGGGATAGTGAACCGCCTTACCACTAAAATGCGGCTTATTATGCACACGACGCCTGTATTCGATGTTCCCACGTCTAAACATGCGAACAGGTTTGTAACTCATCACACACCGGTTGTGTTGTATATCCTCAGCATCAAACGACACAGCACCAACATCATCCCCAACCAACTCCAAATCCTGCCGCACCACGGAAGCGTTGTACCCCTTGCGGTAACACAGCTCGGCATCAGCGTCGATGATGAACACCCACTTTTTGGTTGCGTATCCAATCGACTGATTCCTATGTAGCGAAAAATCATTCTCCCACGGATGCTCATATACCTTCGCACCAAACGACTTTGCAATCTCTACAGTCTTATCAGAAGATCCAGTGTCAACGATCACAAGCTCATCTGCAAAACCGTTGAGTGACTCCAAACACCTTGAAAGATTTTTCTCTTCATCTTTTACTATCATACAAACCGAAATCCCAAATTCTACATCCTTTACTTCACCTTTGCTCATAATACCTCCCTCCCGTTATTCTCCAACAAATGTATTAAACGGAGCACGAACTTGCACATGATAGAAAGTTGTGTCAGCCTCCGGACCGATATCATCTGTAGTCACCTCCCTAAAAATCACTCCAGATCCGACAGTCTTCTTCCTAAACACAGTCTCCGCGCCGCTCGCATATTGTAAAGCAGTTCTGTGACCGCTATTCTTTGTGACAAAAATATCCAAAAACAAAACACCATATCGAATATCAACACCCGAAGCAAACTTCTCACCCTCAAACGTGCTACCATACTTTATCGTCACCCGCATGAAGCTACTTTTACCAGTGGGGTCAAAATCTCTGTTAGGCCACGCTACATCATTTATGCTCCAAGACGAATTTATAGTAGCTAACGAACTAGTAACACGACTAACAATAGCATCCCTTATCTGAACAGGTGTCATAACTACTTATCACCACCCTAACTTTGAAAAGTTATCTTCCAAATGCCTAGCAAACTCAGCCAACGATACGGAAACCATACCAGCCGGGGCCTGCCTGGAATGCCCATTTTCCAATACCTCAATATACTCCACGTTATTGTAGATAATCACCTCATCACCGATTATTTCATACATAAACCCCTGAATCTTTTTATTAACCTCTTCCATACCACGTGCTGACTCACCTCGACCCCGATCGTTGAATCCTTTAGGAGCCAAATCCCCCTTATTGGCATTCGATATGCCCCATGACGCCCTAGCACGTCCTGTATCAACCGGCGTGCGTTGCACTATTCGTTTATACAAATCCAAACACGTCTTACGTATAACTGCTTCAACACCACCAGAAGTAAACGCAGCCAATCGCTCCAAAGCAGCAGAAAAGCGTCGAGCACTCTTCCCAACGTTGTCGAAACCAACATCCCGTAGCTTCGCCTTAGAGTACTTTCTCAAGTAAGTCAAAGCGGCTGCATCATCTTCAAGTGGCATTGATAACCTTCCTAACCGGCCCGTCTAATCTGCGCCTTATAAATGATCGGATCATTAGACGGCGCAATAGGCCCCGCGTTTACTACATTCCATTCCTCCGAGTCTATTACAACTTTGTCTCCAACCTGAACAGTAAACGACAACCCATATGACGAAAATATGACCTTCTGATCACCAACTTTGATACGCGTGCCGTCTACAAAACGATGCGAATATTGAACAAGCACACCATACGTAGAATCAGTAGTCCATGAGGACTGACTATAAGAATCACTCGCGGGAGTGTACGTACCAGGAGTAAACCGCTTCAAAGTAATCTGAACACCCGCATCCTTGATGCTATTGTAAGCACCTAAAGAATCGGACGAGTAATCTGCACTCATGTGTTATGCCCTCTTAACAGTTCTACTTACGCCGAAGTTCACATAATCGGCTAAAAGCTTCCTTACCTGAATAAACTTCTTAGTAGGAGACGCACCCGGGAAATACTCCGTTTCCAAAACATCTACTTTCTTGCGCTTCACAGCTCCGCCCCTGTCCAGATCGGGCAGCAGAGTTCCGGAAGACAACAACTCCCTTTTTGCAAGCTCCATCTGCGCTGCCTTAACCTTCTCAGGAACAACATCCTCAGCAACCAACCACCCACTTCTCGTAGTGACTTCAATACGCGGCCAGCACATGCCCTGAGAGTAGTTGTGCGTCCTCCCCTTCCAGACAAGGCCGTTTAGATAATCAGCAGCAGACAACAACGCAGCGGTAATCTGCTCCTCCGTATACGTCCCATCGGTCATGGTCGTATCTCTGTCTTCCCAGTATGTCTCCCAATCGTCGATATCAACCAGTGTGTTAGCCGTACTTGTAGCAAGACTTCCTGTCTCTTTTACTAATGACATGCAATCACTCCCTTTACGCCGTAACTACAAGATTCTTAACACCAAAGTCTAAGTATAGCTCCAATTGGGCATCAGAATCCGTTACGACCTGCATTTTTATTCTATACTTATGACCGTGCGTTCCCTTCTGAATCCAAGGACGAACAAGAGTAGTTGTAAACGTACACTTGTTTTGATCCAAAACGTCGGTAGCTCGCGTGGCAGATGTCGCGCCGCTCGTAATATCCCAACCGGTAAATGTCACATTGCTAATCTGCTCAGTGCCAAGCCATGTAGCAAGACTTATGGAAGCAAAATACTCATCAAACACGGCCTTCTTTTCTGATATCTTAAATTTTCTGGTAGCCATCGTACCACGCTCCCTTTACACATACAGATTGTCAAAATTCTTATCTGTCACAAGCACCCTCCCGTCAGAAAAAACCCACACTCTGTAGCGGTTAGTAACTATACAATTCACATACTCCTTCAATCCCGTTCCTGGCTTCAGGAACCCACGGGCGAATCGCTTTATGAACAACTCGCCCGCGTTTCTATTTATGAAGATATTGTGCTGTGGAAGTATCGCCACCAGCGGGACCAGCGATACCCGCACAACGCGTTCAGGGTCCAACTTCTTCCATGTGTTTTCCCGCCCGTCTTCCTCATACTGTCTGAGGACATTACCGTCGTCCGTCTCCATCTCCCACATATAAAGCTGACTCTTATTCATGATCCACAACACCTCATCATTAAACCAATATTCTACGTCTCGTCATAAGAGAACGTCAACCGCTCAGTAGCCAACGATCCAGGCCGAGCACTATTATGCACTCGCATCTGCAACCGCAGGAACTTACCAATATACCCCGTGTTCTTAAACGTCGCTGTAGTAGCAGCCAAAGTACACGGAGAAGCAGACGAATAGTTCCACAAATCCGTCGCACCGGTGGCCCTAATATTGGCACAAGCATTTGCCGCCCATGCGGATTGTTTATCTGTGTAAACTTCTACACTTGCCCAAGACGACGCCGCATCCGGGTAACACTTGATGTTGCTGATATCCACACTTGGAGATTGTGTAATCCGCAAGCGTAGCTGTTTTGTATAGCTATAGAACCAATCAGACGTAGGAATCTGTAGCCTATTGCTAGTGTCAACACTTTGCTCATCCGCGCTCTTAAACCTAACAGTACCACTCGTCTTATCCGTACCAGCAGACGCGCCAGTCATTTCAAAAATCTTAACAGTAGCAGACATACTCTAAACACCTCCTATCTATGAAAGCAAAAGTAAACACAACACGTCTACTGCACAGAGAAAGCCTGCCTAGTCAGGCTGCTACTGAATGCACTACGTTGCTGCTCACATGAGAAGTTTTTTCCCATTAGCTCCGACGAAAACGCCGCAGCCGACAGATCACTAGAAAAAGTGTATCTTGACACAGCCTCAGCAAGCGCCGAATAGATAATCGCATCCATCAGCGATGTAGACGTTACCTCCCCGCGAAGCAACGAGTCCATGTCAACACTTCTTGTGAGTTTGTATGCAACAATAGAATCCAACGTAGCAAAACTGACCTGCCCCTTCATCAGAACAGCGTCAAGCCAAACGGCCTGTGTTTCACTTACGGAAATAAGAGCGTCCAGCTCAGTAGAAATAGACCTAAACGTATCCCGGTATAAAATCGCGTCTAACACAGAATGCGCCGATCGTAACCTATAAACATAAGCATCCAACAACACATCCGATGTATCGGCCCGTTTCACCAAAGCATCAAGAAGCGTGTGCTGTAAGACAAACCGACCTAAAATAGCATGAAGCAAACAATTCTTTACCACTCCCATCCTTGTAAGAATTCCGTCAACAGTAGAATACTTACTAACGGTACCAAGTAAAACAGCATCCAACACAGCCATACGCTGATTCACGCTCTGTAAAACCGCGTCCAACGTCAGATTAACACTACCCCTAACTGACAGTACAGCGTCAAGCTTAGCAATCAGCGTTTTATCAAACTCCTTCACCAGCGCGTCAACTGTGGTGTTTGCAACAACTACACCATGTACTAAAGCATCCAATACGGTTCGCTTCAATACGTATTTAGCAATCACAGCGTCAACAGTAGTCTGCTTTGTCACATCCTTCTCAGACAACAGAGCGTCAGCTACAGTAGTCTTAATCTGCGATTTCCGCAACAAGGCGTCTACATCCAAAGTCGATACCACACCAGCTTGTTGCACCAATCCGTCTATAACTGACAGCAAAGTAGTATCCTTTGCTGATACCAATGCGTCAACAACTGCACTCTCAGAAACACCGGATTTATTCACCAAGGAGTCAACCGAAACAGAAGTCTCTATTCCCAATGAACTCAAGAACGCATCCAATGAAAGATTCTTTGACCCAACAACCGCCAGATAACCATCTATCAGCGTGCTGATTGTCTGCGAATCCTTATTAACAAGTGCATCGAGTAGCGTTTTACTGGACACATGTTTACTAATAAAAGCATCAAGCTGACAATTCTTAAAAAACACATGAGTGAGCAACGCATCCAAGTCAGTTTTGCCGCCGATTATCGTTTTACTTATAAGCGAATCCAAAGACGTGTGAATCGGAATAGTCCTATTAAGCAGTGCGTCAAGATCGGTCTTACCACCAATAATAGTTTTGCTTATGAGTGAATCCAAAGACGTATGAAGCTTTGAAACACCAGTCCATGTATCAGTTCTCCATACAACTTTATCAATATAGACCCGTGTCGTGCTGGAGCCCGTGCATCCTATGATTCCGGTGCGGACCTTGCGAGGCGTCCTGGTCGCACCCGTGATGCTCCCATTACCGACGGACGTGCCGTCAAGCCTAAGCTCCCAGGCCTCGCCGTCGATGTCGTACTTGTACTCGAACTCATACCAGCCTTGAAGGCTTAGTGTCTGCCCCGTAACTTTGGCTGCGAGGCTCCCGTCATAGCAATAGAAGTCGTATTTAAGCGTACCGGAGTCGTCATAGATCCTGATATATGCTGCTACGTTGTCACTTGAATCGAGGACCTGGAGAGTCTTGAATTCTTCTGTGTCTGCAAGCCCCACAAAATCTACATATAAATACTGATGCAAATAACTTGTTGGAGCGCTAACCCGTGCGCGTTCGATACTAGCGTTAGTATCACCTGGTAGTACTTCAAATCTGGAACACTCGGTCCCTTCCGGTGGCGTCGGGCTTGTTGCGTCGTGGTATATTCTGAGTGAGTTTTCAGTTGTTGCCCAACGGAAAGCGTCGAAGTAGACTTTGGTTGTGCTGGAGCCGGTATGCTCGTTGACCATCATATAACACTGATCTGGGGAGGCTCCAGTAGAGTAGCCAGAAGCAGAAATTGTTATAACTTTTGTGTAAACTCCGTTATCGCAAGACCATATATCCACAGACGCAGAAGTGGCGTCATATGAACACTTACAGAAATACCAAGTGTCCTCAGCAACGTTATTCGTCCAGCTACCAACAATTAACCCACCATCGTGATAGTGATCCATACGGACCTGTAAGTTCCCCGCGCCATCACTATCTTTTATATAAACACGGTGTCGTACACTTGTATCATTTGCTTGAAACAACTTGAAATAGTTTCCTGACCCAAGCCCCTCAGTTTCTATATAGAAATAAAAGCTCCAGTAGTTTGTTGCCCTTGGTGTGCCTAATGAAACAGTACAGCGTGCATTTGCGTAATTGTCTGTTGCGTCGGCTACTGTGCATGATATGCAATAATCGCCCATACCTGGGGGCGGGCTTCCAGGCACGGATTCGTTCCACACAACATCGCAGTTGGTATCAACGACCTCGCCCCAATTCGTAGGCGGACTATCCGTCCCGCTCTCGAAATATTGCTCATGGATCAGACTCATCTAATTAACCGTCTCCGTCCAAGTTTCTTCCGTGCCAGTGCCCTCGAAGCCTTCGTCGATGAGGACGCTTGCGAAAATGACATCCATCTCAAGATTCCCGAGCCACCCGGAATAGTCATCAGGCAAGAAGCCGTCGTTGTTTGTGCTGTTGTTGATAATAGTGCCGTCGCGCTCTCGCAGCGACACGGAAACCATGTCTTCGCTGTTTTTCACTTCCAACAATGCCCAGCCAACCGGAGTGTCAGACTCACCATCCCCATCATAACCGGCAGACATCCCAGCATGATACCAAGCTGCTTTATTATCAACGACTGCCTCCCTGCAAGATAAATGCTTCACCCCTCTACCAAGCGGACTCGCAAAGATATGCGGCCAAGGGTCCGCATCGTTAGAAGCATCATCTATTGCCGCAAAGTGTCTGTCAGCGCCAAGCCATATCACGTTTTGATTCTGGAAATTTTCTACGATGAAACGTCGCATGGCGCAGCGCCACCAAAAGTTTGGATGATAGATATATGCGCTGCCGATAAGAATTAAAAATGTGTCATTAACTGAAACGCCATCACTTACCAGATCTACCCCAGAAAAAGAGAGTGTGTCGCCATCATACGTATCAACAACATCGTAGCAGTTACCGGCCGCGGTTCCGTCCATAATTACAACTGTTCTGCCATTGTGCTGATCGTTATCCCAATTCGCGCTTGATGCTGTCAATGTAGTCGCAGTCACGTTGGCAACTGTCTTGGTCCACCCAAGCCCTGAGTGGGCTTTTACTACCACGGTGTTGTCTGCGCTGTTCCACATCCACTTATTTTCATCACAATTCCCGTCAAAATCAGATGTTGAAGCAACTTCACGGAACGGGCCACGATTGCCACTTGCGTTATACATATAAAACACGCCGCCAGGCTTAGACGAGTAGGTCGTCTGAGATTTTATCAGCAAACCAGAGCCATAGGAATCCCAATTAAGATTGTCTCCGATATAGGTCATGCCGTCGTAATCACACCACTTATCCCAATTACCGATCTCACCGTGCATAAGTGGTGTTTCCGAGACGAGTATTTTCCATCCAGCAGAAGACTCAAGAAGCTGCTTCACCCAAGTACGCTGAACGTGTCCAGCTTCGATGTTGGCTTTATCTGAGCCGTGTTCGCTAAGACCAGACTCGTAAAACCTGATTGTGTCGTTTGCGGGAGAGTTTGTCATTGCCCAACACAGCTCAATGTGATTGTCGTCATGGATCGTCTTTATCAGACCGTATTCGCCGTCGGTAACGTTCTCGACAAGATCTCCTTCACAGAGATAGGTAGTGAAGCTCTGACCAGTTGTATATATGTGTGTAGTTGTAGAACTTCCCGTAGCCGTGCAGGAGTCCCCGTAGTCGCCATCACCGTCAAGATCTTTACTCAAATTGTTATTTACAAAGCCGTACACGGTCCCGTCGAACTTATCGCCTCCAGGGGTCCTGTTCGGGTCCCGCTTATAGCGAATATCCACGACGATAAACAACACGTTGGCAATCTTAAACGTGTGCCATAAACCGCCACGCTGAATCAGATATGGGTCTGGGGTAGCGAATGACTCCGATCCGCTCAGCGCTTCACAGAAGTGGATTGTCGTGCCTGTATTATTTCGCACAATTGCATATTCAGACGCTCCGGTGTTGCCTCGCGTGCCGGTGATTTTCCGTACTACTTGCCCAGGGTATATGCCGTATTTGCCAGCTTTTGGGAACGTGTAAATATTACTAAGCGACCCGCTTGTGCTCCACGTGCCGTTCGTAACGACATCTGCACTATCAAGCACGGATGTGTTGTCATCAAGCTGCAAGATCATGATCTTGTCATCTGAATCATAATAGATCAGCGTCCCTGTATCGGTTCCGCTATTCCACGAGACAGAATCACCAACAACAGGCGTACCGCCAGTCACGGACGAATACGTGAACTGCCTCTCTGGAGTCTTGGAGTCAGTAAGCGTTGTGGCTGATCCTCCAACGCCAGAAGAATCTGTCTGGTCCCAGTCATTTGGGGCTTCGAGATCGTAAAGCGGTGTATTTTCCTTAAACGCCTTCAGAGCATTGTAGCACTCTTTCGGCTCAGGTCCGGTGTCATATCGCCCCTCTCCGATCTTGTGGCCGTTGTTAGTTAGATGATCATGATCAGACCAGATTCGGCAAAACGGATATTGCATCAGTAGCGGTTCTAGGTAGTCAACGGAAAACCCGTGCAGCCCACGCCTGCTTAGCGCCGATTCTCGATAAGATTCTAGCGCATCATTAGCCGGATCTGGATGCTCGTCACCTAGCTGAAAAAAGACCACAGGATTATGCGTTGCCATGTGATGAAATGTAGTTGGTTCTACTGTACCATGAATATCGCCAGCGGCTGTGAAATTGAAATCAACGGAAGAATCTTCCGCCGGAAAGGTCTTGCATGACGGTAAATTTGTTTGCCAGAAGTCATCATAACCAACACTTTCGATCAAGGACATGGGTGTGTAAACATCAGTATTCTGCTTGACATACACATCAAAATAATATGTCTGATTGGCACTCAAGCCCGTGATCTCGAAAACGACGCAATAGTTATCATCCGAACTCGGTGTCATAGTAGCTGAGGTGCTACCAGTACCGGCCCGAACAGTCGCTTCGTTCGTGCCATAGAGCAAATACACGGGATTCGCGCCGCTTACTCGCACCCAGACACGAATACTACTATCGGTCACACCTCCGAAGATCGGCCCGTGCGTGACTATTCCTGCATCGCTAGTGGCCGAAATAATGTCTCTCCAGGCTCCACTGAGTTTGAAACCAGCTATTTCTGTTATATTAACAGAAGTCCTGGCAACTTGATCCACGTCTTCTAGGTTCGACCAATTCCAGGGATTCTCTAACCAAGGATTTTCAAGCCAAAGTATATACTTGTTCTTCAGGGTTTGGCCGTTCTCCCAGTCATCTTGTTTGTTTGTGCTAAGCATCGAGCCATAAAAGCCTTTGTATGAGTCTGTGGCTCGGCCGCAGGTCCTGAAATACTCACGCACAGCGATAATAGATGTGTTCGATATTTGATCCGGGATGCTGTTTGAATGATCTAGGCGTACGCCAGTAGAAACTGCTTTTGTAGAATCGAAATAATAAGTATCGTCATCCTTATTCAGCACATCGTCTGCAACAGACCAGTCACCGATGTCGTTATCGTTTACTGAGGCGTTACGAATGAAAATATCGTTGAAGCGCGCATCAAAATACTCTGCTAGATTTTTATCACAGCCGCCAATTTGAAACTCCTCAACATCAACAGATGTCGCAGTCCACGAGCCAATAGTGGTTTCGCTAGCATCCCAAACTTTTACCCAGCACGAACCACCGCTTATATACCGTAATTCATATCTGAGCCAGGTACTATTGCTCACATCCAACCAACTGCTTGTATATGTGCCGCCGCTAGTACACCCTTTCACTCTGACACGAGCCTGACTGCTATCGTTATCTGCTTCGACTTGCAACAGAAAAGTGCTAGATGTGTTGTTTCTGAGTCGCAAAACATCCTTTGCCCAATAGCCAGTCGCGCCTATTAAATACATATACCAACGCACGCGGAGCTGAGAATAATTACACGCGCGGTTTAACTGACACTTGCTGTTAGCTCCGGACGCATGATACGCCCTAAGAACTTCTGTGCCGCCGTTATGTGTATCGCTATAGTTTAGATTAAGAACGCCGGACCCCTCTAAATCTTGATTCCAGCCAGAATTATCGGCACCGCTGTTCGGCCCCTGGAAGCTCTCAAAAAGAACGAAACCGTCTACGCCGTCAGGAGTAGCTATTGCACAGGGCGTATGACCTGATTCTCTGGGTCCGATGTAGAGCCCTTGAGCAGTTTGCCTGATGACCCCCGCCGGAGTATTATCGCTGCTCGTCGTGCCCCACTTGAAGGCGTCGAAGTAGACTTTACACGCTGCGCTGGCGGTAGTCCATGTAATTCCTCCACGAAAATATAATATAGTATCCCCGGTTGTATAGCCACTACCAGAGTAGCTATCAACCAATGTGTATGAACCGTTATCACAGGAATAGATCTTATACCCAGCAGTGCTTGCAGTATAATAGACTTTTGCAAAGTACCATGTGTTGATGGAAAGGCTTGCGCTAGAGTATGCTGGGTATACCCAACCTCCATCATGATAATGAGTAAGCCGAACTCTTAAGTCACCAGTACCGTCGTTGTCTTTTACTTGCAGATAAACTCTATTTGCATTTGATGAATTCTGTCCGAGTGCTGGTTGTATATATTCTCCTGTAGCAAGTCCTTCTTGGGAGATGTAAAAGTAAAACATCCAGTAGTTGTCAGATTGTGCAGAAGCTGCAGTATAACGAGCAACAGCGTATTGATCAGAACCCCCGGCAACTGTCGCACTAATGCAGTATTCACCAAGCCCAGGCGGCGGGTTGCCAGGTAGAGACTCATTCCAGACGACATCGCAGTTAGTGTCAACTAACTCAGTCCAGTCAGTAGGTGGACTATCCGTCCCGCTCTCGAAATTCTGCTCGTGGATTAGGCTCATTCAACTACCTTTCCATCCAACACGTCCACCAGCTCCCCACCAAATCCCCTAATGACTGCTTCTACTTTTTCAGCGCAGGCGAGTTCCTGCTCTTGAGACACGCCCTCTGGAAATTCTATATGCGCTTGATACCCCTCACCACGCATAATAAACCTTACGGTTCCACCAAACGACGCTACAACAGCTTCTATAATCCGCATAATGTTAGCGTCATGTTCAGCCTGCGTGAGCATGAGTCTTCACACTATACAATTCCACTTCAATAGCAGCAATCAGCTCCGCCTTCTTCATACCACGGGGGTCAATATCAAGCTCATTTTCGTCAATGTATTGCAGCAAGTCTTTCTTTGTGAACTCGCTAAAATCCACCGCGACCTCCGGTTCAGCCTCAACAACCTGCTTCTGCTCGTCGGCAGCGGACGCGGGCTTCATATGAGCGATCTTCTTACCAGCAGCTTGCCTTGCACGATTCCTTGCTCTCATCTTCCTAAAAGTACTCGCACTCATTTTCCTGTTATCTCCCTTCAAAATAAAAAACAGGGGTCCTTCGAAACACTCCACACGAGAGGACCCCTGTTCCACGGTAAAACAATTCCCATCTTCATAGCCCCTCCCGTTTTGCTCCCTAGACTAATGAAGACTATTGTCTACGGATAAATCGCGTTGGTTCGCAAGAACACAACACCAACGTTCTTCACACTCGATGCTACGCGATCCCAAGCCGTAGCTGCCTCACACTCCGTATTGGTAGGAGTAATAGCAGACGGAGACGCCGTAAACTGAAAACCTCTGGGATGCAGCACAAAATGCCGCCGATGGATAAGAATATCCACACCAGCCAAAGAATCCCTGTCGGTCTCAATCGGCACCGGCGCTTGTCCTTCACCACGAGCAAAAGCTCCAGGCTTAAACAGAACACTGGTATACCGCGACGTAGACGCAGTAGACGTTTTCGGCAAGGAGTCATCCACAATAAGAGTCTTCCCGAGATACGTACCGAACCCAATGTCCTGAGCACTGGTAGGCTCAAACGTGATAAGATTCTGCTTCTGCATACAAGCATAAATCTTACTGTGAACGGCCATAGCAGTAAGTTCAAGAGAACTGTCTCCGAGCAGCGCCGTCGCGTCGATAACCGCATCAGCGTCAATAGACGTAGACGGGCCGGTTGCCGTGGAACTCGAAATATCATGAACAAGGTCGCTGGAGTCGTTCGCAACGTTGTCAGCATACACACCCTTGAGAATCGACACGAGCAACGCCTGCTCTTTGATATTCCACCACTCGGCGATCATATCGGCCAACGCACGCATCGGATCACTACCAGCAAGAGCCTTTGCCACATCCTCAGCTCCCCATGCTTTACCACGGGTGAACAGCGGAGCAATTTCCTTGCCGGTATCCATTGCAGTGACAGTCAGGTCGGAATCGGTCGCACCAGTACCAGACCCAATGACCTCATCGTCACCACTCAGCGCCTTCCAGAACGGAATATTGATCAGCTTCCCACCACGCCGGGCCAGCTCGTCCATTCTGGGGTCACGAATAACAATACCAGAGCGCACGAGATTTGACTTCTCATACATACGCTCCGTAACATACGGAACAAAAACACTGGGAACCACAACTACTCCAGTTCCACCAGCACCAGTTCCTACTCTAATCGGTCCATCACCAGGCATGAATAATCACACTCCTTTCTTTATGGTACCACTACGGGTACAATTCAATACCAGCCGCCCGAGCCAACCGTGCAGCCTTCTCAGGTTCTTCAGCCGCAAGACGGTTTTGCTCAGTCAAATTGAAATGTTCTTTACTAAACGGGTTTTTCTCACTTCCGCCACCGCTACCACCGCCGCTTCCGCTAGCACCACTACCAGATGCGCCGGTTCCAACAAGCAAATCATCTCGGGCTGGATCTTTTTCAACAATCAGCGACAATGCTTCGTCGAAGTCAGCTGGTTCACCGGGGCGTTCACGAGAGTAAATCCGCTCCCCGCTGTCCGGGTAGTATCCAAACACCCGGTAGTTGCCGTCTTCACCCTTTTCAATCTTGAAGCAACTACCAAAGTAAGCCAGCGCAACCTTGGAGTTCATTGCCAACTGCTCTTGCACGAACTTGCTCGTACTAAACTGATTGTCAACCAGCAGTTGCTTAATCGTACCGTCACGATCATCCAACTGCTTCTCAAGATCCTCAATTTTCTTAGCAAACGACGCCTTCTGCGAGTCAAGCTGCTTTTGCAACCCTTCCTGTGCCTGCCGCTTAATGGTCTCAACTTCCCCGGCCTTGATCAATTCACCGTCCTTTAGATTCTTCACAGTTTCAGCAGCTTCAGACAACTGCTTAACCGTTTCGGACAGCAACTCGTCATCATCCGGCAACTCGATTCCAACCTCTTCAAACAACTTCAGCTTAGAAAGTGCCTTTTCCTTTTCTTTACGATGAGACGCCGCTTCATTACGCAAAGCCGGAACCTGCGTGTACAGGTTTATGGGGTCAATAGCAAAAGGCTCGGCTCCTTCTTTCGCATCGTCCACAACCAGAGGCAATCCCTTGTCGTTCACTTTAATTCCTTCACCATCTTCTGTCTTAACAAATTGCAGTGGCATAACTAACCTCCCTTTCTCCCATCTGGGAATGAAACCTTTGTCGGTCATCTGACCAAAACACCCGACAATCTATGAAGCATCAGCTCCGTTAAAAACAAAAAACCCGACAGCACGAACACAAACCGTCGGGTCAAAAGAATATACAACGTGGTCTTAAGAATATCCGTTACATATCGTTCTCTTTAGCTTTAATCCATCTTCAACACCTCCCTTAGTTACATATCAACTTCTTGCTTCAGCCGAACGTTCTTAACCCCTCCTTTATTAAAGAATATCGTTAAAGTAAATATAATATTGCCTGTATACTGAAGATCCCTGTAATATACAAGCATTTCCCGAATCCGTTGCAACAACTCGTTGACTTTTTCCACTATCTTACTCCATAAAATAAACACAAGTCAAGCATATTTTACCGCTTCTTAGTGTATCTGTCCCATTCCACGGAAACCCCTATTTTTGCACTCATTTCTGACAAAGCCATACTAAAAAAGTGCATATTTTCAATAGGAAGAGTTCTGACAATAACGTAATCATCTATCCTCGGGGAGACACCAATCTTGTATTCATGTTCTTCAAGTAAATAGTCTATCACCTTTCCGAAAATACGACGACTTCCAGGAAAGTATACCTCAAAATCTTCAGGAAGGTCCTCATCCCACTCCAAATATCCTTTCTTTCCTCGCCATTCTAAACCAACCTTTCTTATCATAGCCCCTCCACAACTACATAGAATCCCCGTTTGCTGCCAACCTTAATCTTCCCCCATTTATTCTTAAGCTTATATATCGCATTCCTTACCTGTCCCTTCCTCAAACCAGTAGCACTTGCAATTTGGGACAACCCGACATTCGGATTATTCTTAATATATGAAAGAACAATATCATTTGTAGAACCGAGTTTAGCTACAGCACTCTTTATTACCTCATCTACGGTTTCGGGTATTTCATCCTTACGTACAATCTTACTTGCAACTGCTCTACCTAATCTCAAATGCACGCTCTCATTTGTAGGAACAGGCATAAACTTCTTTTCCAGAAATTTAGTAAACTCTGGATACTTCTCCCTCGCAAGAAACCACTCTTGTATACCCGCTAAATTTCTAGAATCACCAACTATCTTAAGATCCTCGGCGGCAGCAGTAATAAACGCAGCACCCCTAGCCCGCCGGTTAAACCAAACATCAAAGTCTTCAATGTCCTTCCCAAGACCCCCATATCTAGCATAATATGCTGTCCTACTATTATAATAAGCACTGTATCTCTGCGCCTGCATAGATATCCATTCATGCCCTTCTCCAGAAAGTAGATCATAATGTCTACCTTCGTATTGATCAATCCATTCGTCTTCCCAATAGATATAATCGTATTTCTTACCAGACGGATGCCGGTACAATAGACGTCTGCCAGTAAGACGACGTCCAAACCATTCCCTAAATGCTTCTCCCTCAGAAGTAGTCACATAACCATTATCAACCCACTCGCCACCGCCCTGTACCAACCATCTTACTTTATTGCGACTGGATGACCAAAGGTTATCTAACGCATGACCAAATTCGTGAGCTACAGTAATTTCATCACTTGCTAGAGTATATAACTTAATATATCCTGAACCACACGCCGCTCTATCCCAACCATCAATCCACATAACACGAAACCTACGCCGTTCAAGATCTGCCAACATACGAAAAGGCACATACATCGTTCCATTAACAGTTATATCTCTAAAATGCTTGTCTCGGTTACCAACAATCATTCTACGCAAAATCTGCTGCCTATGTGTAACCTCTTTAGCGTAGTCAAGTTTAGAAACATAATCCACGTAGGTGTCAAATTCTTTTTGGGCTAATTTCCGCAGTTTCTCAACAGCAGAAGATGTATTGTATTTAAGATCATCATTTAAGACAACCCAAACTCTCCGCCTATTACCAGACATTAACGCAGCATCAGCATAAGACGGAACATCTCTACGTCTTATAGTTTCATCAATTAATGCATCCAGTTCTACCTTTGTTTTTCTCCATGTATCTTTCGCTACATCGACTTCAGCTACTCCCGTTTTTGTAACCTTCTTAGCAACACGAGCAACGCGCTTTCCAACTCGCGGCGCAACCGTACCAGAACTAACAACAAACCTACCACGCCCACTAGTAGTTATAAAACCCTCTTTCTTCAGTTTGTACAAAGCGTTTCTAACTTGCCCATCAGCCAACCCAGTTCCTTCAACGATTTGTACCTTCGTTGCTTCAGGATTATTCCTAATGAAGTCGAAAACAGTTCGATTAACAACCCCTTTAATTACAACACCGCCTGCTTCAGACACCACACCAATAGGCTTACCACTTAAAGAAAAGCCCAGCTCTTTTAGAGTAAGCAAACGTCCTGTTCTAAGATCAACTATATCTTTGAAGTCTATAATCCCATCCCGTATCAAGTCGGCTCTGCGCCTACCAAGTATACGTCGCTGTATCCTCGGTGGCTGTGTAAGATACCATGAAGCATAATCTCCTTTGTAAAACTCTACCTTCTTTAACTTCCCGCCCATCATACCTATGCGGTACGCCCTATCAATAACTGGCTTGTATACCTTTTCTATCTCATCAATGTCCAATCCGAGTTCTCTATAAGACTTAGTAACAGGCAGCCATACACATCTACAGTTGCCACTCCAACAAACTTTACCGTTCTGTCTTACAAGTAACGTATGAAATTTCTCTAGCTGAACACAGTAAACAAATCCTTTATACTTTTCACGGGACTTTTTAATGCCTGTTTTGCCTAACACTGATTGTCTATTATAGCACTCTCGAATGACCCAAACATTGTGGTTTTGCTTAGCCTTACTACCACGTATTCTAATTTCACGCCCCTTATATAGTCTCAATCCAAACGAAGGACGTCTACCAACCTTAATAAGCAATTCGCCAATGTCATCTGCCATCTTTTTAGATGTAGTAAAATAACTTATCTCCGACCTAAAGTTAGTACAACTCTTAAACTCTCTTCCATCGCGGCTATACCCATCGCCCTTAGCATACGTATCAAGAAACAATCGTAAATGGTTTTTAGACAACATCTTTATCTCATCAGGAATGTACTTCTCAAACGAGTGCCCAAACTGTTTCAAATAATTATATAGCACATGATCAACAAAAGAAATACTAGTATCACCAGTCACCACCCTAGCATTAGTAACATTACGTACTATATCAACAATAGAATCATATTGCTTTGGATTACTATTCCTATCCTGACTAATAGAAATATGACCGGCTCTAGTAGACACAATACTACCATCACTAAGCCACCAAGCCATAAACTGCACAAACCATTTTGTAGATAGCTTCCTATCGCCAATCAAAACGTAAGACTTATCAGCCCCACTCCACTCAGAAGACCTATATATTACAAATCCCTGCCTGACGTCTTCCGCACAAACAAATCTCCAACCACACGCTGTACGTTTATGATTTCTAGGCTTCACAAACATACTATGATTTGGTGTAACAGATAACTCAAAGTTCCTACTATGAAAACGTACTAACTCCCCCTCAAAAGGCTGTGCTATCGTAGCAACTACTGATACATACTCCAAATCAAGCGATTCAGGATTCAAAGATAGACACCGCTCACCAAGCTTTACATCTTTTATCAACTTAAAGCCGTGATTAGTGTAGACCTCAACGTCATCGCGGTAACAGTTGGGGTGAAGAGGCATAACAGGGCGGTTCTTATCAGTAAACACCTCTCCGTCCAACGCAGCACAACGCGGGCACGTACCCCGTCCATCGGTTTTGTACCCAGCTTCCATGACAGACGACCACTCACGCCCTTTCACTATATCCGTGTTGGCATCATACACAGCGTTCATGGCCCCGACGTTTGCCGATTGCACATATGTACGAACAAGTGTCTCAGCTTCTTTTCTGCTTACATTATCAAATCCCTTTCGTATACGAGCTGCAAGCTCCCGATACCCCTCACCGCGCAAGACGCCAGCACCAATTTCATTCTTTATTCTGTCCTGCAACTGATATGAAAAGGCTTTGTCTACCCATTCGCTAAGCAACGAGCCACCGACCGGAGTCTTAAGGAAAAACGACTTCAATTGATCCGCTGACACAGCCACTTTGTTTATACCAACCCTACCACCGAAGCTTATGACACTCTCATGCGCCTTCAGAGACTCCACACCAGCCGTAGCAGCAATTGTACCCACGTCATCGGTTATCTTCAGCTTAACACCAGCAGTAAGACGATCTAATTCATCCAGCACATCGTTGGCCCTTTGTTCAGACCAACTTCCCTTCTTATACTTCCGCAGTTTAAGCAACGTGTTTTGCCTAGCAGTCGATATGCTTTTCTGCAACTCGGCTACGCTTGCATTAGAAAACTCATCCAACTTGTACGCCCACATAGTTTGCTGAGCTATAAAGACCTGCCGAAGTATCTGCTCAGGAGTATCCACAACACTAATTCCTGCTTATCACGCTGAACACATTAACAAAGAAAACCAACAGGTTGTATTCCCGTCGCAGCACCGTATCAACAACCGGATCAAGCCACCCATCATTGCATTTACTACATGTCAACACTGGAACACCCTTTACAATCTTACTTGCTCCCTTATATTGCATAGTAATATCACGGAGGCTCTTATGTAACACACCACCACAGCCAAACGGACAGGAATCCCCAGACTCAACAGTATTATGTAATACGTCGCTTAACATGATTCCTACCACCTCGGGGCCGCCGTTTGATACCACACTTCTTTACTCGATTCAGAATGGTAATAGTAGACACATCAAACATGGCTGCTAATTCAAACGTGAAAGTAGTTGGATAAATCGTCTTCCACATTTCCTTCTCACTGGAAAAACCGTTTTCAACAGCAACTCGATCCCAGAATGAATCTCTATACCGCCCATAATTGCCGCGCCGTAGAGACAACCCACAACGCCGCATCCGGCTCCTGATTGTGACCAAAGAGTACCCAAATAAATCAGCCAACTCAGCTACACAAATACTACCAAACACAGTATACCATAATTGACGCTCACTGACAAAGCCCAAATCCCGCGCGTGGCTATCCCACCTATCATCAGCTTCCGCCGTTCTGCCCCTCATATTATAAGCCGATAAACCTCAAACGCTTCAGCAAAACGCGTTCTCACAAAAGACCCGTGAGTAATAGCTTGCGCTCTAACCAAATCGTTAATTATGATATCCGGCCTGCGCTTACTTTGTGATTCGTACTTCTCAAGAGCGGATACTTTCGTATCAAGCACATCATCACTCAGCCGCACAAACATAGTAGGAGCAAACTCTGTTGTATTGCCTGGAACTTCGTAACCAAAAACGCTGCTATGCCGAAAAGCGCGCATGGCTTCATCATGAATAACTCTATGATCCTGATGAATATCCCGAGCACAAGGAACAAAAACCACATCAGGAGCAAACTTGTTCTTCAGCTCTACCATCATATCCAATATCTCTTGTCTCTTTTCTGTAAACCTACGCACAGTAAAAGCGTCAATTACAGCCACATCAGATATACCAAGCTCAGAAAAAGCCGCGTAACACTCATCAACAAGTGTTCTGGAGTCAAAGCCAAAACCCTGCGGTAAATTCTGCCACGCATTACAAAAAGCTATCGCTTTCACCTTCGCTCTATATATCTGCGCCACATGCAGCGTACCACCACAACCAAACTCTGCATCGTCCGTATGAGCAGACAACGCCAAAACACGCTTACTACTCCAGCTCCAAAACGACTTATTCATCACTTCACCCGCTTAGCCGGAATACCCACGTAAATACCAGGTGTAGACGTAGATTTGGTAACCACAGCTCCAGAGCCGACAACTGTACCAGCGCACAGCCCAACACCAGGGTTTATTATGGCTCCAGCTCCAATGTAACAGTTTGCCCCTATCACGCACGGAGCATGTTTCCCCTTAGCTGTTTCATGCAACAGCAAAGCGTGTGGCCCGATAAAGCTACTATTCCCGATCACCACACCAGGGCTTATAGTAGCTCTACACTTTATGATCACCCGATCATCAATAAGACAATCCTTTCCAGTGCGAACGTAGCTACCAATGTAGCAATCATCTCCAATACGAGTTCCCTCCCACAAATAGACAAAGTTCTTCACAACGGTCCGTTTGCCTATCACCACACCACGCCCAACAATAGAACACTTCCCAACCGTACCCATAGTATTACCTACATCATCGCTTTGCATACTACCACCTCTCATCCCAAGTCTTAATCCATTTGGCAGGTGAACCAACATACACACCAGAAATAGCAGCATCATCAGTCATAACAGCACCAGCTCCAATCATACACCAATCACATATCTTAACATGCGGCAAAATTATGGCTCCCATACCGATAAAGCAGTTGCAACCAATAACTGCGCTCCCACCGATGTTTGCTCCAGAAGCAACAATAGTCCTATCACCAATGCGAACGTTGTGCCCAACATTACAATTACTCCCTATGTGTACATCGTCACCAATAGTTGTAAAGTCAAAAACGGCTCTATGTATCACAGTATTGAGCCCAATTCTGCACCGCCTGCCAAACTCCACTCCACCAATGTGCTCCATAGCTACTACGTCACCTGTCATCTTACTCTTTACAATCTTCAGCCCAGCACCGATGAATACAGACCCTTCAGAATAATAAATGCCACGTACTTCGGGACTTCTTTTAGTAGCAACATCATTGTGAAACTGCACAAACTCAAATTCCGCATCTATAGACTCATATGAATAAAACCCCACATGAAAATCTCTACACATATTATCGAACTCAGACAGCGGCGGGTGCACAACAAGCAACGGCATACTTGGCGCAACAACACGAGTACCTCTTACGAGCGAGACAAACGACTTTTCATTCTTAACGAGAACCACAGATTTAGGAATGGGATTTTTGATGGAAGATGTAGCAAAATCTAATCTAAACTTCTCCACACACTTACGTATCTCACCGCTCACCCCTGATCCCTCCACTCGCTGCCCCGCACAACTTTGTCTTTCTCAAAGTCAAATAACTCCCTAATACACCAGTCAAGAGCGTCTACAACCGCTTCAGTTATAGCAAACTCAAACATCTTCTCAATATCTGCTCGTTCCTGATCGGTCAAAGATTTGCGTTTGTCCAACTCATCAGCAAATTCCCGCCGTGCAACGTGAACAAGCTTACTAATCAGCACTAGTATCACCTCCTTGATCTTCCTGCATCTCTTCCAAACTGATTTCATGCACACCAGACGCCCCACCACGTAACCGCGCAATCTCCTCGTTGCACTTCTTCACTATACGTTGCCTTACAACAACTGCTCTATGCCCCAACCCGCAAAACATACTTGGTGCAGCATTCACTATAGTATCAACAGACCCATCCCAATCATCTTTATCATACCTGTCAATCAGTTCCCTTAATAACACCCCACAAATAAGTCCAAATTCTTCCTGAGTAAACGAAATCACAACCTCTTCACCACCTTTCCGCCGTTATGACACCATCCCACTCCATCCAGTATTTCACATTTGGCCCTTCCATTATACACCATGGCGGCGGCTCAGTATAAAGTGTTATAACAGACGGAGAAAGAGACTCCACCCGCAGCAAAACGATAACACACGCAAAAACTGCAAAACAAAACACCTTAATCGCCTTCAACAGCCAAACCAAACGGCACATACCCATCAATTATATCTTTCCAATGATCGACTACATCCGGGTGTACTGCATCGTGCTCCGTAGACTGTAATCTTCTTTTTGCTTCTTTCTGCACCCACTTCCATGTGCTTCTTGTAATAGACATAAACATATTCCGATACTGCGGATAAAGCAAACACTCGTAGTTCAGCAGTCTAAGTGGCTTCCCATTATAACTAGAATCCCAACCATCTAAAAACCACCAGTGAACAATACTGGCCTGAAATCCTGACAGCCCGCCTTGTGGAGACCGTTCGACTGCCCAAGCTGCTGCAACAGCCGCCGCAGCAATAGCATGAACAATTGTTCCATAATCATGCTTATAATCCTCGGTCAACTCCCTAATAAACTCCGGAAGTTGCTCAACGGTCATATTCTTTGCACGTTTGTACCACTCCTTATGAACACCATCTGCCTCAGTGATCTTCTTCATACACCCCCCCCTTTTTTTCAAACCGCTTATAGCAGCAATTATTTCCGGTATCGTATGCTGTGGTAAGCCATTACCAGAACCGACACTTATAGAATCTATTACTAACTCATTAGAATCGTCGTCCGCACAAGTATCCATACAAGTTATGCAATTACTAGTAGTTCCAGTTTCATCAGCGGTTTTCACACGTTTTACAAAGTATTGCATAAAAGAGTCGGTTGGTTTGTCATAGATACGCACTTTTCTGCAACCATCAGTATAACCCGTAACCGACACAACAACGTCCTTTTCCACCGCCACCCCATCGTTTACAATTACAAACGGAAAAAGACCTAATAACGGTAAACGCTTTAAAAACTGCCGCCTATTCATTTTTATACACCTCCAAGTATACCGGCAAACACCTCTTTCTTGCTTTCCTGAGTATATCAAAAGTACCACGACTTTTACCGTCCCACACAACTATTAAAGCATCTGCAAACTTCAACATCTCAGCATTCCTAATAAAGCCAGCAGCACGACCATATGTGTTCCAGTCTGCCGGGAAGCGCGATAATTCCACACCATTTATCTTTGCCCACAACTCCCCCAAACGATCCACACCCTTAGCCCCACCGGAAACAACCTCTGTTACATTGAATCCGGAGTTTATAACAGCTTTTTCTACAATACTATAATCAGTAATCGCTCTGGAACCAGCTATTATTACTCGCATTACTTACTCACGCACTCCTCCTCAAATGAAATATTAGCCACCACACGCTCAAATAACTTCACAAGATGTTTTTCGATATACTCTCGATGTACAGCGCACACCCGAACCAAAGTCTCCCCCGCATCATCAAAAGCACAAGCACACTGAACATTTCTGTCCTTTACAAGACCTGCTGCATATCCAGCTTTCCAACCCCTAATAAACTCGTCACCTTTGATCTTATGCAGTCGTAATATAGCAGCATTCAAAAACTCTGCTTCAGAATAAGTAGAAACTTCCCCAAACCCTTTAACCCAATCGCCGGGCTTAAGCCCAAGAGGTTTAGCCTTCTTATCAAAAATATCGTAAATGCGCTTACTCATAACTTACCCACACATCTTATAGCCGTGTGCAGTACCATCGAGCGCCCCAAAGTGCCTATCTGCTCCTATCCAAAGGGCGTTTAGGCTCTCATACTGCTTAGCGATATACTCCCGAAACTTACAACAAATCTTATAAACAATCAAATAGATCATAAAACAAAAGCACCGCACGCAAAAGTAAAGTGCTAGCAACCTAATGCCCAGCACATCTACAAAAATAACCGCCCACAAACAAACAGCGAGGCAGAACGTCAGAATAAAAATAACAAGGCAACAAAACAGTAAAAACAGAAACCACTCTCTATATCTATTCATGACAACCAACCTTTACCAGCACGACTACAAAAATAACTGCCCATAAACAACTAGAATAAAAAGAGCAAAGTAACAAAACAGTAAAAATAGAAACCGCTTTTCACGCCTATTCATGACAACACCCTCCAAAGATAAAGTCTCTAGCCATCTTCTCACCTTCAGTAAGTAATTTGCGAACCTCTCGAACACAATCAGGACACAGTGTTATGTCTTTGCTCCCAAAACCAGGACGCAAAATATTATACCACCACAGAGCACGTGCGTTTGCTAATCGGCGTATTTCATCGGTGCACAACACACTCACTGCGTCAGATATAGTACGAAAGCAACCAGCCCCATAAACCGTTTTTACAGCTACTTTGCCACACCTGGTGCATGTTATTTTTATCTCAATCATATGTCACCCACTAATAAGCGAATCATCTTATGTAGACATACGGTAGGTCGGTTTCTGTATCTATCCACCAAACTCAAACGCCCGACATCCCATGCCCATCTGCTCCCGCCATGGTCAAAAGCAGACTACCGCAAGTTTACGTCATCGTCTTCCACTAATTTTCTAAGAACTGGATCCATTATATAAGTTTTATTACTGGTAAAGTCCTACCACCATTTCTTGTCACCACAAGGAGCATCCTCAATTCCAGCCGCACGTAGGTGCCGCCCGATGCGGAGTATACCGTCTAGCTCAAGGCCGTCGCGTTGCAAGGCTTTAACGAACGGTTTTAGAGTTTCTTCCTACTTTTTCATACCTCTTCCTCGCAGATACTATAACACACCCAACATGGTTCATCGTCTACATTGAACATGGTCCCATGAACATTGCAGCGCCACAAACTCCCAAAGATGTGAACCCAGTTGTTGGCCTTTAGTTGCTCAAAGCCTGGTACTAGAGCACACTTGTAAAGCGTTGTACCGTCTCCAAACCACTCGCTTCGGAAATGCTTGCAGCCAAAGCATGTGTTATTCATACTTCACCACCGCCTGCACAAGCTGAAGCGTTGAACGTTGAAGCGCGCCTGTAGTAGAATAATAGACAGAAACACCACCTAACAACTCCCAACCGTCCTTGAGGCGTTTTCTGATTTCCATACACAGCTGTTCTGGAGCTTCAATCAAGACGTCATAATCAACCACTTTACGCTGTGGTCCATAGTAAGGCTTATGATGCCAAGTGCCAACATCATCTAGAAATGTATGCTTTTGTGAATCCACACTCCTAACAAAGGAACATGGCATAACTCCACGTAAGGGGTTTGCCTCAGATTGCTCATCCTCAGTCACTTCAGCAACACGTACAGGCAAAACACCTAACTGAGTCTTTTTAAGCTCATAATTAACTTGTCCGTAATATAGAAATACTCTCCACGCATACGAATCATGATTGCTATACGGAACAGAACTCCAGTAACTAGTAGATAAAATATTATCTATTCCAACATCATCCCGGACAGCAGGCATACACTTTGAGTAATCCAAAAGAGAAAACAGCTCAGCAACAGTTGGCAACCTAAATCCACCACCTATTAAATACTTACAAGCACTTAAAGCATTTATCCAAGGCAACCTACCAAAATAGTTAGCATCAACCAACCACTCCAAACCAGTCTTTTCATCTATCCAGGTTTTCACGCAAAAGCCTCCCAACAACCAAAAAGTGACATTCAATTATTCACAGTATACCATATAGCTCCGTGTTCGCAGATCAAATAATAACTTCTCCAAAGTCCTTATACGCCGGCGGGAGATCAACAACGCATAACCGCCTATACTCCGACAGCTTAGCAACCACCGACCTATGGTAGCTTTCCTGCACACATACTTTCCACCAGTGCCACTGCACAAACAAATAATCCACCATATCCATAGCACCAGTCTCAATCATATGCTCTATAATAGCATACTCAGCGCCTTCTATATTCATCTTTATGAATAATTTGTCTTCAGATGAGAACACACGCTTCAACCAGCTCGCAAAGTCTATGCACTTCACAGCTACCGGGCGGTCGTAATTTACTCTTCCAGTTATCTTACCCTGCACCAATGTACTCCCATCGTCCGCAGCAGTACTCAAATAAATGGGCATCACACCATCAATCACCCACGCCGCCCGCTCATGCAGAATACACCACTCAGGATAGTTAGCCGTACTTATGTACTTAACCAATGGCTCAAACGAATGTACTTCACACTTGCCGTCTTTGTCATACTTCTCACGCCACAACCTAACCGAACTGCCATTATGTCCACCCAAATCAATAAAAGCACACTTCATAAACTATAGCTCCATTATGTATCTACGCAACGTCTGAAACCTCGCCTCCAGCCCATGATTCGCCCGCACAAACCTGCGCGCTCTCCTACGCATGGCAGCCACAATGTCATCGTTCCTTGGCAAAACAATATTTTCAACAACATCTTTCCACGAATTATCAGTAATGGGAAAATAATGCTCAAACTTCCGCAACCCAACCGCTTCCATATCAGCACACGGTTTCACCAATACCAGCGTCCCGGCAGCCATCGCCTCAAAAATCTTTGCTACGACCATACCAAATACGCTACAATCTGTTATCAGAGCCAAATACTGATACAAAAGTTGCGCGTAATCGTCCCCTATAGCAAATCGGCTATGCCGGTAGTCAATCAGCGGGTGCCCCGCATCAGCAATGCTAGCTCTAAGCGGGTACACTACAGGGTTTATCGCACCAGACAACAGCACACGCCTTCTGGGAGCTGGATTCATACCAAACGAGTACCGCTTATCAGTAGCAAAAAAGAATGGAAAGTATCTGAACTTAGGCTGAAGATGCGGGAATAGCTGCAAGAAGTGTTCTTTAACAGGAGATAGGATTAAGTCCGCTCTTTCAAACATCGCAGCTCTATGTTCCCGGCATCTTTCGTTACCGTAACACTGCACTTCTCGTGTATATACAATAAGACGAACGTTGGAAGGTAGATCAACAAACCGATACACAGGATAGTCCAGAAAATTATGATGTGGAACAGCATAAGCAATAACAACGTCATACCCAGTAAGTACCGGCCAATCCGTGTACTTGATATGAAATCCAAGATCATCTCTAATCCTCCTAAACAAAAACTTATAGTTGTCCGTATGCCTACCAATAAAAAACTGCGGCAGTACAATAACCCCTCGCATTTTACCCCTCCCGTGCAACACTGCTACTTTTTAGCTGCTAACACGTGCTCCAAAACACGTATTACATTATGACAAGCACAATCTATTTCTTCTACACCCAGCACATAGCGACACTCAGCAATATATCTAAGCGGATAAAGAAGTATCTCCAGCACTTCATGAAGCGCCGTCTTACGCAGCTCGGCAGTAGTCGGAACACTTACACGAAAGCTGCCCCAATCCTCACACAGAAAAACGTCAGCCATCCTACCATCATGATTAAAAGATACTTCTGCATAACCGTCATCCATAGGCTTCAAGAAATACCGCACTTCCCAATTATACAACCCAAGTACATCAAGCCACCGCTTGCACTCACGTTTGAAAAACTCAAACTGCTTCTGAGTAACCTGCCCACTCTGCTTAGCCATACCACCTCCTGTTTCTCCAGTCCCTTATAGCTACAACAACCCAACACACGGCCATAATCCAAACCACTGCTAACACAAGAGAAACCGCAAACCTATCCAGACCAAAAACCACCGGTGTAGCCAGCCAAACGTCAAAAGCGTCAAACAGCTTCGTCATAATGTTTCCTTCATCATAGCTCTAAGCAGAATCAGGTAGTTTATGGAGTCAATGATCTTCTCGTCCCAAACACTAATATCAACTGGACGCTGCCCAAGAGCGCCGTGAATCAAATCATATACGGATACTATGTGCTTTGCCAACATCCCACCAAGTGCTTCCGCCGGAGTGCACCGCTGCAAATCGGCGGCCTGTTTAAAGTTATACAACCGATCGTCTGAAGAAGCATACTCTCTAGCTTTCACGATCAGCACTTTTCGTATGATATCAAAAGTATCTTCAACTATCTTGTCAAATTCATCTACAGTCAACGTCTATCTCCTTTTGCTTCGCTTACCCTTTTTACACGAGGGCAACGTCGGATACTTCCGTCAAACAGCTTTACGTACTTTTGCCTTCTCAGCGGAAGTACCAAACTGCGCCACACGAGCCAACGCAGCAACAGCATGACTTCTGTCATGAATCGGATACCGCCTACCAGGGAGGGCAAAGTTGCTCGACTTAATCCGCTTCCTACCCTTTGTCGTCAAAGTAGCCATTACAATTCACCTCCTTCGGTCTTTACTCCAAGCTTCATCCTTCCCACCCGTTTATTAAATTCGCGCAGTAGATCCGTACGCTTGAACTTGATATGCAATGAGCCCTTCTTATACCACTTAAAGCAAAAGTATTGTGTCTCACATTCCCACTTTTTCTCCTTAATGGCTTGCTTTATGGCCGTAACAGCATTATTTGGAGCTTTTGCAGCGCCCTTGCCGTCCAAGAGATGAAAGACATTATCAAGAATCTGTATGTTTTCTTCCCCGTGGCCGTGAAGCCTGACAAAACCATAACTTGTATCAATCACAAAGTCCTTAATAACTTTTTGGCTTATCTCAAACCTACTCGCACGATTGGTTTTGTATTCATCCCACGCGCCGGGCTGAAGCCACTGACATGTTTCTTCCGCCATTTCGTCAAATAGATGCTCCAGGTTGTCATAAATGTTTTTACAAAAACTTAAAATCGTCACTTCGGACGGCTCCGGAACGTCTCCTTCCTCTATTTGCTTTTCCAGTTTCCTTTTTTTGGCGGTCGGCATAAATGCCGGGAGTTCCAGTAATGATAAGATACGATACCAACAAGCTTTTTTCATCTCCTTCTTAATATCATCTGCACTCCACATATCAAACTTATACGGAATAAAAGACGAAACATATTGCTCAGGCGTGACAAACGCCATCTTCAATAACTTCTTTGCTTCGCTTATCTCCGCAAACGCATTGTCGATCTTCCGACACGCTGTCTCATATGCCGCAGCCATGGCTTTAGCTGTTGGTCTTGTAACAAGCGCATACATAACTAAACAATCCCGTTGTAGAATAAATAACCAGCCGATCCGCCGTAACCGACACGGTGGGACCAGCTGGCCGTCCCCTACCCTCTAATAGAGTAGTTTTATGCAGAGTGGGGACGCTTAAAACAAGAAGTATATTCGTGCATCAGCTCACCAAAATGCTTTGCTTCCTGTCTCAGATAAAAATCTGTACAACCAGCAAACCGACTACATGACCGCTTCGTAACACTACAGCTGTGTCTTCCAAGCTCATAGTGCCCACGTTCGATAAGCTTATGAAACGCCCCAATCTCTCCATGCTCCTCAGTAGGAAAATCAACAAACTCTCTTATCCGCACCCACCACTCGTCAAAACGCAAACACAACTCATCATACGGAACAACCAGCACATGCTCCTTGCAACTATTCAAAATGCTCTTACATGCAGCAACATCAGGCAACAACTCATTGTACAGATTAACAGGAGTCAACTTCCCCAATCTCGGTTTCCACGCATTACTACCAACCTTAAGCTTGAGCCTATTATAACACGAAATGTAAATATCTCTGGGGTCACGATACATGAGCAGTATCTTAAAACCGTGGTCCTTAACAAACGGAAACGTACTTGTGCTGATATAATTAAACCAACCAGTAAGACGAATCTCCTTCACACCAACTTGCTGTATCTTACCAACAATAGCATTTACAACATCACCGGTATACTTCAACCAGCTATACCGCTGATATTTTCTCCTGTATTCTACAACAGCTTCGCTTACATCAACACCATATCCCTCTTGGAGCATCCGACACGACAAATCAGTAAGCAAAAAAGTATTTCTGTGAAACCACGGCTCATGAAAAACAAAAGACTCAGGCGGGTGTGTCAGCAACTCTTGAACGAGCGTTGTACCAGTCCGCATGAGTCCGAATACCAAGACAAACGGTCTCTTCTTAGCTTCTTCACCCATCCCCCAACACCTCCAATACCTGCTCTATAACTTTATCGAAGTCGTACCGCTCGACAATGTACTCCCTATATGCTTCTGGAGTGTACTCAGCAGAAAAGAGCGCGTGCAGCTCATCAAACGTGTTCCACACCCACTTCTTATCATATACTTCTTCAGCTCCAGGGAAGTTGTGAATCAGCGGCTTACAACCGCACAGCATTCCCTCCATCAACGACAAATTCTGAGACTCCCATGGGGACGTACAAATAACACACTCCTTGTCTTTTAGAAATTCAGCTATATCCTCCACCTTTCCGTACATCTTCACCTTATCGGACAAACCAAGCCGAATAAGCATATGCTGAATGTAATAGTCGAATCGCAGCTCTTGAACAGCTCCAGCCCAATGAAGCTCAACATCCTCACCAACAGATAGCAAATGATGAAACGCATGTAAGAGCAACATTGGGCCTTTCTTGTGGTTTATATTCCCAACATGAGCAATCGTGCCGGGATTTTTCTCCGTGCTCAATTGGAACTTGCATGTATTCAAGCCATTTGGCACCACAACCGTCTCCCTTACGCTGAGCATGGACGAACAAAGTGCCTGTATATGATTTGACACAAACACAACAACGTCCACCACAGGCCAATTGAGCCCCGTATACAACCCAACTAACGCCTCATAACTATGACACCGCACAATTACGCGCTTATCACGCAGCAACCCTTCGGCTTTCTTGGTTACAGCAATGGTCAGCTCATTTGCCCACTCAAACCAAATAACGTCTGCCCACTTTATTGCAGTAGTCACAACATCTGAGTCAACAGAAAAAACTCTCCTTATACGCAGCTCCGTATTACGTAAAAGATGATCACAAATCGGAGCTATAAACGTAGTCAAGTTCGGACTACATATAAAAGCAATCTTCTTACCGGAGTCAACAAACCTCATATCTCAACCCTTCCTTTCCTTCCTTTCTAGATAAACCCTCCCGTGCTCCAAAGCTGCCACCGACGCCCGGCTTCCTTTCCAGGAGAAATAGCGACCACCCCAAACGTTTTCGAGAAAGCCTTGGTATACCCGGACTGCGCCAGAAAGCCCGTCGGAAAGGAGGCGTTTGGGGTAACCCAGAACATTTACTGCACATCACTTCCAATACTAACAGGTCGAAGCAGTACATCACCACGCTTCACCGCACCAATTGCTCCACCGCTGTCAACGATAGCAACCACCTCATATCTTATGCAACTAATCTGAAGCTGCATCCCAACACGAAGCCGAATAAACATGTCTGCTGGCTTTCCCTCATCCTGAACCTGCTTATAACCAAGACTATCAGCCATCACCCCTCTCCTTCCTGCTCTCAGCAAGCAACTTTTCCACGAGCGCCCTCCCACGTGGAGTCATCATACCAAAGCGTTTCTCAATAGCAGCGCACCCAACATCAGTAGTACACCACGCCTTAATATCATCAAACAGCTCCCCACAAGTACGACTACCGTTAAACAACGCAACTTGCACACTTACACAATCCATGCAGACAGCAAACCTGTGAAGACGATCATCGCGCTTTACAACAACAGACTCATAACTTACTCCAGGAGACAACTCCACCCCACACTCAACACACGAGACCGGGGTGTCAGCTACTTCCTCAAAAGAGACACGAACGATCCTGTCAAAATCACGCGCGCGCATTCACTTTACAAACTCTTCCTCACCAGCTCCAACAAAGCCAGCGGCAATCGCTCCAGCTCCACCCACACCTTCTCGTTTATCTTGCTGAAGCATAGCAAGGTAATCATTGAAATCGAACTCATCACTCACTATACCACGTCGCACAAACTCCTCGAATAAAATCTGTCGTGGTAGAGCACCAGCGTCGTAAGCATCCACAAGAACCTTGGAGTCCATATCCTTCAGCCAACTAGCAAAATCTGTATTTACAGTCACAGACCCAGCTTGAGGCTCCTCATCATCAGATATGTATTTTGCTGTTGTCTTCAAGCAGCTATTCAAAAAGTCTTGAAATGACAGCGCCCATCCCCGCAACGCGCTGTCGTTTTCGCTCTTACTAATGGCCCGCTCAGTAGCTACCACAGTCCCGCTCTTCGGCATCATGTATGTAAGGCCAAACATAGCCATTTGATTTTCAAGATCCTTTAAATCCTGCCTACCAGCATCGACTCCTTTTCCACTGTGCTCCACTACCTTCAGATCACCATCTGGACTCTCAGACTTTATGAGCTGATTGTATCCAATCACAATGTCTTCATCTTCCTCAACACCAAGCATCTTACCAAAGTAGGTAATCAGCCGAGCATAATGAAGTATATTACGCTGGTCGCTACTCGATTGCCAGTGCGCCAGATTAAGATCAGCCAACCCCATAAGCGGCGGCGTAGCAGTCATCTCAGACATCTTCTCACCAGTCATGAAGACATGAAACGGTATAAAGTCTAAAGATGTCTCTCCCTCCTTTTCCAAGATCCACTCCACCTCACCGTCGTCGTTTATGATCTTCCGATACAGCGCAAACCTTCCGGGTTCGAGAACACGGATGCGCTCCACAGTTCTGCTGCCGAACCGTCCTACTTCTTCTTTTCCGGTTTCGAGAATCCTAAGCTGAACAAGAACAGAACGCCCGTTTACTTTGCGTGTTCTCCAACCAATCACGTCTTTACTGCGTACAAGAGTCCAATACGGTCTCCAGCCCTTTTTCTTGTCTACAGCTTTCGTATACGGCAGCCAGACGGGCGGCGGCTTCACAACGTTGGGAGGCAAATCAGAATAATCTTCAAGATACTGCTTAGCTCCGTTGTCAGTTACCCTAATCCGCACCTCCGGATAATCAACGAGCACACCAGACACCCCTTCAGCTAAAGCGTAGTAAAAGACGTCTTGCCCAAAACGGGTGATGTCTCTACCCTCCAGATCAATGTCTGTCTCACACCACTCTTTTATGTCGTTGGGAGTATCATCGCTTAACGTAATGCTGCGACTAAAGACTTCTCCAACCAGCTTTTGCACAGTGCGCTTATAAGCGCCAAGTAAAAATGATCTCTTTAACCGCGCCTTATACGCAGACGTAGTTTCAGCGTCTTCTTTCGGGAGAAATCTCTCAGCAGCATCACGCATTGCTCTTGTACCACCGAGCAAAGCAAGCGGTAGATCAAGCACATCCATGTACTCGTTATACTCGTCTAATGGTACTTCAACCTTGTCAGCGGGATCTACATTATCAGCCATAACACAACCTCCAATCCCTCCCGTAAAGTATGTTTACACTATCTATTGCCCTCATACGTCGGCGGTGATATGCGTTCAAGCACAGCACCAGGCAACACTTTCATACACAACCGTATAGAAGATGCAGTTAAGCGAATCTCCTTACAACCCATAGCACAATTACCTTTCCTGTTGGGGCAGTTTATCGGCATCCACGGCCCCTCCTTTGTTGGAGACTTTTGTATCTGACTCATAATAACTCTCCCAAACATAACCACACCTCCAATCCGCTAAACTCCAACACTTTCCGTCTTAAACGACTTCCTCTCCAATCTATATCTAGTCTGATCATAATGATGATCTTCAGCGTTTGTATCTACGTCATCCAGCTTCTTCTCATCACGAGGCAATACCGGAACAGTCCTTATCCAATGCCTGCAAGTACCAAAGACAAACATACCCGGCTCTTCCATAGGATGTTGTAGCGAAGCAGCTAATCTAGAGCGCACAGTCTCCAAACCAGCAACCCTACTACCAGGAGAAGCATCCCCGCGCAACCAAGCAACACCGCTTCTGCTCATCTTTTCAGCTATCGACTCACCAGTAGACGTATCAAAAATGCTCGGATCAGCCGGTCCGGGCATTACCTTACCCGGCTGTAAATTTGCTATCGTTAGCTTACTACTCGCACGATAATTCTCTCTGTTACTATACTTAAAACGCTTCCGCCCAATTTTACCATACGCACTATACAAAGCGACTCTAAAATCCTTCTGCCAACCTAACACATTGGCTGCAATCACACCAGGCAGCTCTCTTGTTCCTTTGTTCGGCTTTCCACCCCAACCGTACAGCTCCCCAATAAGAAAAAGGGTGCCTTTCGGCACCCACCGTTCGTTACCATCAGCATCCAGAAAGCTTGTACCATCAGAGCAAGCCCAAAAACCAACAGCATATGGCTTACTCGCTCCCCAGTCAAAACTCCTATCTACTCTCCAGCTTGCAGGAATAGGAAACGGCTTTATTACATGAACATCCGGATTCCATACATCAGCAAGAGCACCACCAGCTATAATATCCCAACTCCCTTTCAACCAGGCGTCTCTTAAATTCTTATCATCCTTACACATCGAAAGAAGCGTATTGACGTAATCCGGATCAGCTCTAAGCAGCGCAGCATTTTCAAGCAAAAACCCTTTTATATGACAACGCTCCTTACCTGTCTCTGGATCTGTATAAACTTCTCCATCACCAGCTACATCTATAAAATACGCTTTTACTTCTTGGTGTCCGGGGCCATAGGGGTTTGCTGTTGCTCTATACTTACGCGGAACGTCAGGATCACTTGAGCGATTGCACGCCTTCATCATATGGTAGACTTCAAGATCATGCCACGTGCATAGCTCTTCCCAACCTATCCACGGATACTCATGCCCGTGGTAATTCCAATAATCAGAAGTAGAGCGGATGTATCTCAACAACAACTGCTCTCCATCAGGCCACGTCCAGATATGATCACTAGCGTTGTAAGTAGCTCCAGGAAAGATAGCTTGAAACCATTTCTTTGTCTTCTTAATGACTTCATGCAACTCTGGGAAAGTACGTCTAAAAAGAATACCCTGCCAAGCAGCCCCATACCCCTTTCCACAGTCCTGAGCAAAATCCATAATTAACGCATCTGTCTTGCCCGGTCCACGAGTCCCATGATATAAAACCTCCCACACAGGACATGAGAGAAACTTCATCTGTGAACCCGGCTGCGGTGCCCATACTACATTAGCAGATGAAGCTTTAGTCGCTTCATCCAATATATCGTCTATATCAAAAAGTGGCTGCGGTATCTCTAACATCTACTCTTTACTCGTCTTCTCAACATCAATAACAGTATCATTTCCAAGCTCTCCAGCTACACCAGATTGTTTATTCATCATGTTAGACACGAGCTGATCTTGTTGCTTTACAATCTTCTTCCAAAACTCTACACCATCAGCCATACCCGGTACTTGCATGACTCCAGCAACAGCCATTTGTGCTCTTACGTTAAGATTATCCTGCCACATAGACAGATATCTTCCATACAGCTCTATTGCTTTAATCTTACTCGCAACCTTAATACTCTTTACTTCGCTGTACCCTTTGCTCTTCTTACCACCAAGCTTATTTATGTTAACATCTACTCCTTCTATAGCAGCTACAGTGTCGTCATCTAAATTTCTTATGTTGCGAAGTTCTCCATTTATGTCGAATAGCTCTCTTGGATCAAATGTAATGATTCTGGCAAGTTGTGTGAGGAGGTCAGATTGGGTGAGTTGTAAGAAGCGAAAGCGCCTTCGTATGATATTCTTTAAAGCAGCTTTTACTTTCGGAGTGTTAAGCAATGCTACAGAGCCTTTGTAACCCGCCCTTTTTGCTGCTCTACTTTCGTTGAAGTCCTGGAGATATTCTATAACAAAACGAGCCTGTCTATCAGTAAGCTCGTCGATATCTTCTAACGCAGGAGACGCGCCAGTAAGCTCATCAATATACCGCTGAACCTGTGGTAGCTTAAGCAATCTTCTGGCATAATAAGCAGCATATCCGTTCCCTTTATACCCGGCTTTTTTATATGCTTTAAACTCGTCATTATACTTCACATACAACCGGCAAAACCGAGCTTGTCTTACAGTAAGCGACCCTTTAGCGTCATATTGATTTTTACCAGATAACCTGCCTCTCATAAAACCTCACTACTGCAAAACCGCTAAACTGCAAAATAACATCCAGACAGCGTAAAACCCAATATTGCACAGCTAAGCATATATGAATAAAAATACCAAGTCAACAACTTTTTATAAAGCTTTATAAAAACCATAAAAACAAAACCCGCTCTCGCGGGTTCTAAAATACAAAATGGTAGCGGAACCGAGCAGAACAGCACCCGGAGGGCCTACCTACCCACGATGCGTTCCGACTTAACCGGTTCCGCTATAGTTACTTCCATACAGGTGGGAGCCGGAATCGAACCGGCATACGTACCAAAGCAACAGTGATCCGGAATCCCATAGCTATGGTGTGTCGCTTTGGCTCCACCAGGCCCACCACACATAAACGAATTACTTCTTGAGAACCCCATATCTCTTAACCTTACTTTTCTTACCACTCGCTTTCTTACACGCATCCTCCATCTTACACCAACAGCACCCACTCAACCCCTGCCAGTTACCAAACCCACCAAGAGGTAGCGTCTTACACTCCAAGCTTCCCGTAGCGACGCTCTTCTTTAACGACTTCAACATCAGATGTCTTCCCGGAAGTAGAATCAATAACAGCTACAGTCGTCTTCTTACCGTTATGCGTAACCTGAAAGATCCTGTCAGCCGCAGCAGCCAAAGCAGCTTCATGCGTGTTAATTATAAGCTGTATACCCAACTTCTCACTAACTTCACGAAGCATCTCGACAGCTCTTTCAACTTCTTCACTAGTTCCCGAACCAACAAACTTCATTGGCTCATCAAGATAAAAGAAGTTCTCACTTGGAGGATCTTCCAACGACCAAAGCACAACTCTTAGAGCAAAAGATATAATATCGAGAATGCCTCCACCCTGATCGTCTTTCGGGATGTATGGCTCCCAATCCCCTTCCTGCACTTTCAGCACACATTGGCTCCTATTATCACGCATAGAGAAGTCAGCTATAAACTTATAATCCCTTTCAAACACAGCAACCAGAGCCATCGTGACCAGCTCTTCTATATACGCCTTCACGTTGTCTTGAGTAAGCCGTACAACTTCACTCACAACCCACTTGGCTTTACTTGCTGTATCGCGGGTTTTCGTCTGCTTCTCTATGTCCGACTCGACAGCAGCTAAACGCTCATCAAGCATCCGCTGCTCAGCTCGCCACTCGACAAGCAACTTATGCCAATCTCTATAACTCATACTTGCGCTCTATCTCGTCAGTAACCTTTGCCAACCTACGTTTTGCTTTATCCAAATCCTTCTTTAACTTACTGATACGTGCCTTCAACTCCTGCTTACCCGATATGCCATATTTGCTCTTCAATTGAGCAAACGTAGACTCCAAAGCACCTTCAGCACGTCCGACGTCAGCCTTTGCCTTATCAACTATCTTACGATATCTAAGGATTTTCTCCTCAGCACTTTCTTCCCTACGTCTCATGACTCCACGAACTCCTCACCAATAACATCTCGTATCATATCAACAACCGGTTTCTCAACTTTGTTACTTTTACAGAACGTCACAAGGTTAGAGATAAAGTCGGTCCCAGAATGAAAAGCTCCAGACTTCACAGCACCAATAAACTCCATAAGCCGCTCGTTGCGACTTTCTTGCTCGTCTATATGCTCTCTACTCAGCACAACATCAGCAGACTCATGCGGAACGTCTACCCACCGCATATGTAAAGTCCCGGAATCAAACTCCCACACACCCGGCTTATAAGTAAAGTTGTAACGCTCAGCCGTCTTTCTTATCAAACAACCAGCGTTGACTATATATCTACTCTTACCAGTAGGAGCTTTATACACAAACCGCCGGTGACAGTCACCACAAGCAATCACGTCAAACCCAATATTCTTATTAAGAAACTCCGGGGCGTATATAGCACCAGTCTGTCCAGACCACAACTTCTTCGGCACAATCATATCGTGTATAGCTAACACATGCACTATCGCACTATCGCACATCTTACGCTGAGTCGCAGCAGAAACACCCAACTCATCTCCGTAGCTAACACCCCACAAACACACATCCCCAGAAACACGAACCGGCCTATCAGAATACAACGGCTCCACAAGCCCGGTCTGTATAAAATTGCCTAATACTGTAGCGGACCTACTCTCCACATTGTAAAAGCGGGTGTCATGCTGCCCGTAAACAGCAAAAATCCTCACCTTACCGCGGTATTTCTCAAAGACAGGAGTCCATGCAGCCAACAACCGCCAGCTTCTTGACTTATCTGTCACATCGCCAGCAATAACAATTATTGCCCCGTTATCGGCTGCATATTCCATAATCCACTCCACTTTCCGCACCAATGTAGCGTATGCGTCATCCTTACGACACCGTGGAGTATCAACCAAAAGATGCCAATCATTCGTAAACAGTATCTTCACAACTGCTCCACAACCCTATCAATAGCATCGTCGTCAAGCTCAGAGAAACAAAATGGACACACTCGCAGCTCCCGCATGAGATCGGCAAGCGCGTCACGACAACCACGTAACGTTACTTTGTGCCTATCAAGATCACGCACCCGCCTATCAAGCATATCCCACTCAGCAACTAAGTCATCTAGTTCTTGTCTTATGGAATCGACTTCATCCAAAATCTTCTCAGCATCCTCAAGCTCCCGCTCCACAGCCAGCAAATCACGGGCGCTATCCAACGCCTCCAACGCCTCATCAACAGAATCCGCTAACCAGAGAATCTCATCCAACTCACTCTCTGTTCTATCAACACGCAACTCAAGACGCTTCAATATCTCCAAATCACGTTCAAAATCGTCGAGGTGACTATACCCTGCCAACTGCTCTTCAATGCGTGCTTTGGCCTTAACCAAAGAGTCAAGCTCTCTACCGGCAGCCAGAGCGATTCTATTCAACTGCTTCAACCAGACGTCCGTATTATCCAGCCGTGTAGCTCTATTTATCGTACTCGCTACCTCAGACGGAGATGCAGTAATAAGAAACGGTGAATCAAGCTGCCGCTGTATGTTTATGTCCGGATTGATATTTAACGCATTGGCTACAGCTTCAGGGACAGACTTACCAAACCCGCTAAAATTTGAATCGCCTACGGAGTAGACCGCTTTAGTGGAAGGAGATTTACGCACTTGCACATACAGCGCGTTCCCTGCAGCAGTGGCAAGGTGGGGGTTGCTTTTTCGGAGTGCAGCCGTGACCTCCGTAGGCGAATCATCAGCAAAATGACTTCTGAATCTAAGACCACTCGGTCTATTAGTAACCAACCACAACAGCGCCCGCAACAGCGCCGTTTTGCCAGCTTGGCTTCTCCCCAGAATAATGTTTATCCCAGAGGTAAACTCCAGCTTCGTATTTTCATGCGACTGAAAGTTTTTTACAGATAATGACTCAATCATTAGTCCTCAAACCAGTGCTTATCCCAATCAGTTCTCCACCTAAACTCTTCATCAGCAGCCGTAGCAATATAATCGTCTTCGCAGTTCTTGGCAAGCCAGAGCAAATGCCCAGAAGGCAAATCCTCAATGTCCCTTCCTTTATACTTACCCCATGGCATCTTCATCACGTCCTCACACCGTCCAATCATGGAGCAGCGCCACATTTCTATAAGCAAACCAATTAAGAAAATCGCTCAACAAACAGATAATCCACCCATCCCATAGTAAAGAAAGAAACCGTGGCGCTCCAACAAAAGCAGTCATATCACTAAACTCAGACGACCTCAGCATTATATAATCAGGAGTTCTAGCCGCCTTAAATATTATGAGCGGTTTCTTACCAATACTACTTGCCTTTTCAGCAGCATCAGCAGCCCATTCCGGCAACAGCGCCGTCTTTAGCCCCGGTTGAAGAAGATGCTTAAAACTGACTTTCCCGTAGTTCTTGCATTCAAAATAATATCTATCCGACACAACCTGTGCATCAGCAGTTATCCCAACTATATCTCCTGCCTCTAACTCAACGCCAGCCGACCGCGTGTGTCTACTACCACTCCCAGAGGTACGCCGAAACACAGCAGGTTTACGCGAGCCCGTAACCCACTCAGACAAAACGCGACAAATCTCATTCTCGTACCTGCCGCCCTTTCGCTTCCCGTATCCCTTACGCATCACCAACAGCCTTTCTACAAAGAGCCAATTCCTCTTCACACACTTCCCGCAACCTTTTAGGGTCCAGACCATCCCAATTCTTTCTCAAAGGCATTACCTTCAAATACATCTCAACCAATTCTTCATGAGTCATAGCATTTTGTCTATACCTCATGGCATGAGATCCAAGCCGCCGAATAAACGCCTCTTCGGAAGCCATAGACCACCCATACACTACACCGCGCTTTGCTCTAAGAAACTTCTCCATATCTTGGCTTCCTCTTTGTTCTTATCTCCTTCTCAACCTCAACCCAACAAGCACCAACAATCTGCCTTAACTTCCACTCCTCCCCAACACTCTCGATATGAGATATAAGTGCATCCCTCGTCGCGTTAATGAAATCCCCCTGTGTGTTTATGCGCGCCCTACCACCACCAGTCCAAAACCCCTCATCGACCAGCCAGTCAACCATACTACCAACATCGTCAATGCCGTAGTCATAAATGATATCAAACTCAACATCGCGCAGCTTACCAGTCACCTTATTCTTCTTGCAGCGGACACGAGTCCGAACTCCGACATCCCTACCCTTCCGCTTTATGTGCTTCTTGACTGCCATCCACAACTCATGTGAGGAGTAAAACCGCAAAGCACGCCCACCACTTCTACTTTTCTTTTCACCAAACGCTACACCAATATTGTCACGAGTCTGCGACACGACAACAACAAGAGATTCCGTATCACTAACTTTGCTCACAATTTGCCGCAACATCTCACTAGATGCAATTGCCTTCTCAGTCTTCCATCCACCTTTCCCAACATACTTCCTCTCCAACTCCTCCTCACTAGTAAGCGCATCAAAGCTATCAAGAACATATACAAACGGCTCACCAGATTCCACAACAGACATCATATTTCTATACCAATCCTGAATCGTCACGCTCACAATGGAAGTATCTACCCTATCGCTTATACCAGATCCAAACAACCTCTCTAACTGAAAAAACAACGCTGACTCCGGCTCGTCGTATATAAGACGATACTTGCTAAAAGCATCAGTATGAGCCAACTCAGCAAACACAGACCAAGCAAGGAATGTCTTCCCGCTACTACTATCCCCCACAATGTTAACAATACTCCCACGCTGGAAACCGCCGTCTATAGAATCGCACAAAGCCAAATTAAGAAGCGTCGAGCCGGTCTGCATGAAAACAGACCGACCCGACTTCCCGCAGCCCGAGGAGGTCGTTTTAGGCACAGTAGAAACCTTCTCACACCCTCTACCAAGAATCCCTACCATAGTCTTTACCTACTTTCTACGACCTCCAGACCGGCCCGAGCTACGTTTCTTAGTAGCACGAAAACACTCATCATACAGCTCTTCCGGGCAGTCTTCACACTCATCAAGCAAGTTATTGTCTACACCAAAACACGCAGGCCGCTTCCCCCGACCAGAACGCGCCCGACCGGTATCAGCAGTAGGCGTGTCATTATCGTCGTCCGTGTCAGCATCATCCTCATCATGTCTACTCCTCGCACGCCTACCGCGACCTCGCAACCCGCGCCTGCCAACGTCAAGCCCGGTGTCGTCTGCATCCCACGGCGCGTCATCTTCCTCCTCATCCTCCGCAACATCAGCAGCGGCCGACGCACCATGAAGCATCTCATATATCTCATCATATGAGCGTATCCTAACCAACCCCTCCAAGTCGTAGCTGCTATTGTAGTACTCGTCGAACTCCTCATCAGAAATTTCATCCTCTTTTCTGCGCTGTAGCACCTCAATATTGTCGTACTCAGTATTGAGTCCCTTACCGATGCGCTCAAAGAAGACATTCCATCCCTCATCAGGTTGGTAATACGGCTTTCCTGCAAACTCACCGGTGCGTCTATCCCGTTTGGTGGCTATCTTAGACAAAACACCCTCGATGCTCTTAAACGGCGCGTCCCAAACCTGAATACCCTTTTCAAACTCTTTATCAGAATCAAAGCAAATCACGTTGTAGTAAACACGCTTCGTCCTTGATAACGCCCGCACCTGTTCATCGGTGTAATCCAACCCCTCCTCATCCATGAGACGTTTTCGCTCTTCACAAATAGGACATTTCTTGTTCACAGACGCCAGACACACAACAGCATCAGAATTAATACCAACATCATAGTGAACCCACAAAGCAAGCTTATAATCCCAAGTGCTGCCGCTGCTCAATTCCTCATCACTAAACGGCGCGTTCAACGGACTATCCGGAAACCGAAGCGGACCGTTCTTATCACAATCAACAAAGAACGGGATGATAGCCAACTCATGCTCCCCCTTTGTGCACTCCCAAAACGGTGGGTCTTCCGTAAATACAGACGCAAACTTGCCGGAGTCTTCACGATGCTCATATGAATGCTGCGCCCGCCGCTGCATACCAGACATATCCGGCCTACCACGCCCTTTACGCCTACTTCTTCTTCCCATGATCATTCCTCCTTCCTAACTTTCTCCTCAGTGAATGAGACGCATCGTTCTTCACTTCTATAACAGAATAATACTCACCTATATAAAGCTCAGCCAACACTTTAATCATCTGCTTCCGCTGCTCCAAAGCGTCTTTGGTGCCAAGCAGCACATTCAACTTACGTTGAGCATCTTGTAACTCCTTACGCAACCCTATCACGTCGCCATCGAGCGAAATAATTGACTTTACCGCCCGCTCCTTTACTCCATCCAGACCGAACTTCGCCGGGTCAGACCGGATCTTTAAATCCAACTCCGCCGTCACTTCCTCCAACTCCAACAAGAGATTATCAACTTTTCTCCTAGCAGCCTCAACCTCCTTCACACACTCCATATACCATTGTGGCTGCACGGCAGCATCATTATGCAAATTGTACTTATCAACAGTAAAATCTTTCACAACAACCTCCATTTAGGAATAAATTATACCATATGCGTCGCGTCAAACACCGATAAAATCAACCCTGCACGACCAGAAGAAAAATAATCATCCTCAAAAGCTTCAAGCATATCCCGCAATACTACATCATCGCGTCCTAACATCATCTTACCAAGATACCCAAGAATAGCCCGCCGGACCTGCTCCGGGTCAGCCTTCAATCTAGAGAGCACATCACAAGCCGCCTTCCACCCCTTCCGCTTAACAATAACGTGTATAAGCTCCAAAACCTCCGGGTCCTCAGCAGTCCCAGCACGCGCCAAAGCCACAGCGTCATCAACGGAATCAACACTACAAACCTTTTCCAGCAATCCAAGCGCATCACGAGGTATGCCCCCACTCGCGCTTATAATGCTTCTCATAACATGCGGCTCGATATCTATACCCTCCGCAGCCATAACATTGCTAAGCAAACCTGACATGTCCTTTCTAGACAAAGGAGAAAAAGAAAATGTACCAGCAGACGCCCTACTCTTTATCGTAGGAATAACTTTTCTGTGATCTGTAGTACATAGAATAAAATACACATGCTCAGGCGGCTCCTCTAAAATCTTCAACAAACTGTCCTGAGCATTCGCGGTAAACCTATGACACTCATCAATAATGTATACCTTCACATGTCCTATAATAGGAGCCAAATACGCAGTTGATACCAACTTACGTGCGTCGTCAACACCAGTCTGATCGGCGGCGTTAAGCTCAAAAATACAAGACTCATCGGCACCCAGCATACTTGCAATAATACGCGCAGTAGTAGTCTTCCCGCATCCACGCGACCCGTATAATAGGTAGCAATGCACTTTACCAATGGACGCTTCTATAGCACGCTTTATAGCGTCGTTACCAAACAACTCATCAAACGTCTTCGGTCTATACTTAGTAGCAAGTCCCATTTCCTCACCCCTTAGTAGCTAACCAGTTATCTCCATCATGCCATTCCACCTCCAGTGGAACGATAATCCACGGACAGGCTTCCCGTATATCTTCTGTCATTATCCTAGTCGCAACTTCTCTAGTCTTAGCAAGATCCGCCTCCGGAGTATCAAACAATTTCTCATCATGCACCTGCCCTACTAGCATACCATATTTACTCGAAAAATCATTCTTCTCATATTGGATTATACTCCATAGCAAACAGTGAAACGCCGGTCCCTGAATCGGAAAATTATATATCTTATTACGATCCAAATACCCACGTCTACAAAAGCCCCACGCATCATCCCTCACCATACCAGTCTCAGCATACTTCTTAACCTTCTCATCCTGCCATTTCCGCACACCACTAAACTCAGACCAAAAACGCCTCTCACACCGCATTAAATGCCTCTCCCACCTAATAGCTCTCCTACGCGCAGTCATAGTCCGCATGAAGTGTTCCGGTGGCGGCATCCTAACAGCAATTGACTTATACCAACTCCCGTAAAACAACGGGAACGTCCAGCCGTTCTTTATCGCCGATCTAAAACCATCGACGCGCTCATCCCTATCATCAAGCATCATAACAATCAACGTCCAGTCGCGGTGCATATCACCACCACCAACGATGTAGTCAACCAACCGCCCGTCACGACTAGCACAAGCCAATATACGAACCTCCATAGACGAATAGTCACCAGCAAGAAATCTGTTTCCCTCTCTTGGTATAAACAAACTCCGCAACACAGCCATTTGCTTGTCCCTAACCGGCACGTTTTGAAAATTCGGATCATAACTCGACGACCTATACGACCTTGGTATAGTCAAACTAACAGACGGGTAGATATATCCATCTACCTGCAACTTTAGGTAGCCCTTAAGATATCCGTACCGCTTCTCTAATTTACGATGTGATAACTCGTTGGCTATTAACTCCACACTATCAGCATATCTCCTAAGCGACTCATCATCTACAGAAAATCCCGTCTTTGTTTTGCGTAATGGCTCCAACTTAAGTATATCATACAACAATATCTGCAAATCCTTACCAGATAACTGCTTCTTATACCCAGGCGGCCTGCCCACCAATTTCTCAAAACGAACAACAGCGGGATCGGTAAGCACCCGTTCCTTTAACTCCTTCAGCTCCTCCGCCCACTCACGTTCAAACCGCTCCGCCCTATCCACATCAAACCTAATTCCCCTGTCCTCCATACGAGCCAGCGCTAACGAACCATCGTGCAGAAGCTTATAAGCCTTCTCCAAACCATTAGCTCGAATCAACTTCTTCTGCTTATTATATAAACGCCGCGTGAATAAAGCATCCCTTCCGCAGTACACAAACGATTTATCAGAAGGATACCGCTCAAAGTCATTACGCTTTCCAATATCCGCCTTAAGATACGGAGCAATATCACTACCATAATGATACCCCCAATTCAAAAAAACCTGCGTCTTCAGACTTTTAACACCACGGGCTTCATCCAAAACGTGTGCAGCAGTCATAGTACACCACCGCCAGTTGTTTGCCAACACACCAAATACACTACGAGTGAACCGATCTTCAAACTTCATGTTATGTGCTATCTTACCAGCACACCCGGTCATTATGTTGCGCCAGGCAGTAGTAATAGCGTCAAACTCCTTCCTCGACCACCACGGCCTCCCGTTAGGCCGCCGCATATTATACGGAAACACATATGACACTTTACTAGAATGAGCAAAACTAATCATATGTACATCATGACAACCCTCATGCACGCGAAAACTACTTGTCTCATAATCAAACGCAAACGCATCAGCTTCAGACCACACATCATCCAACAACTGCATAACAGCATCAAAGTCAGTAAGCGCGTTGATACTATTTTCATGAAGATCAAAACTTGGTCGCCCCCTCCCAACAACCGACGCAAATACAGCCATATCAAAAGCAAATATGTGCTCCTTATCCTCATTCCCACGAACTATGTATGACGGGTGGTAAGAATGACACACCCACGCTTTGAGACGCCTATCAGGAATAATCTTGCCGCGCAGGGCCGCAACACCCAACTGTCCACTAGCACGCTGCTTAGATATACCAAGACGCCTATACTCATCACACCCGTAGAATGAATTTATGGCGGCATCACCAACAAGCAGAATAACACGCGGCCTGTACTCGTTAAAAACGCTAACTTTGCGCCCATAACAACACTTTATCTCAGTAAGAGTCGGCGGCCTATTGACCAACCCGCCGCGTTTACTACGAGCAGTAGGTCTACAATCTACGGCATTGATAACAACACAATCACGCGGCATGTTAATACCAACAGCACTCAAATGCTGCCGAAAAAACTTACCAACCTTACCACAAAATGGCTCTCCTTCAACATCTTCTGTCTCACCAGGCGCTTCACCCTGAATACAAACTTTCTTACGAAACTCACCAAACGGTTTAAGCTTCGGAGTAATAGCAGTTTTATACAACCCGCAAACACTGCAATCAAACACACCAGCCGCAGGTCTGGCACCACGTGGGCGCCGTGTATCGTTAACCTTCTTATATTTACTAATATCAAAAAAACTCTTCAGCATTAGCGCAAATCAGCTCCACAGACTTATTCTAACAATCATCAACACGACTCCCACTTCTCCCAATCGCGCTCATTAAATCTGTTACTCACACGAAGCCCGCGATTGTACCGCTTGATTATAAAATCCTCAAACGAAAAACGCCTATTACCTTTAAACATCCAATACTCAAAAAATGCACGTACAAGATTTGCAGTCCAGTTAGAAGAAACATACATTGGTTTTCTACTAACAGCATCAAGAGGAATAAAACGCTCTGGATACCCCCACACACCCAACCTATCACATTCTTGCATCCTATAATGCGCTTCTTTTGGAGTATCATCAAAATTATAAAGCACAAAAATAAATATACTACGTTGCGGAACACCAGCAGACAACAACCGCTCAACAGCAACTTGAAATATTCCGTCCTCAACAATCCTGTCAAACGCTAATCTCAAACCACCCGGCCTATACACAACCGAAGCCAACATATCGGCCATCCCAACAGTAACAAATTTATTGTCTACGCCATTATTAAACATAACAGGTTTTCCTAAAGCAGCCAAATACTCCATAACATTTGCAAAATGATTTTTCTTTTTCACGAAAGCTGTTAAATTATTGTCGGAGAGCATAACATAAGGCCGATCATCAACTATCAACGACTTCCAATCTGGATTTATCCATAGTCTAGGTTCCAACTTGTTTACCGCGCAGTACTTACAATTATTAGGACAGCCCCTCGTGGTAACCAAATAGCTATACTTAGCAAACTCTCCTGATAACTTATAATCCAAGGAGTAGTCCGGTGGCTGCATATCAAGAACTGGGGAACATGCTTTAAATATAAACAGATTTTTATGCCCAGCACATAAATGTTCAGGCATTAAAGTAGCATACACCCCACCAACCAGTATAGGAACATCCGTGTCAATAGCGCGCACACCGCGTATAGCTTCATGCACATAAGCGGAATCATACGTAAAACACGTAGTAAGACAAACAAGATCATACCTTTTTTTGCTGTAGCTAAAGTATCTACCGTATGCCACATCACACCCATGCGCCTTTAAATACCCAGACACTTTAGCCAGCCCACTAGGCAAATACTTACGCTTAACATTAGGCTCCAATAAAAAAACACGTTTGCTATTTGCCAAAAGCCGCAACATCTCCTGCTCTGATACAAAATTCGGCTTGCCCCGCTCCTCTGCAAATAACTTCTTCATACTACCTACTCATCAGCATCAACATGCAAAGGCACCAAATATTTAAAATTGCCGTCGCCCGACTTAAATATAATTCTACCACTTCCTTTAGTGTAATAAAAAGTATCGGCTTTTCCAAAAGCAGCCTTAATAAAACCAGGACTAACGTTAATAACAAATTCCCCGTCAACTAATCCGTCAATATTGGTAGAATCTTCCACCCAACCAACGCCGTCCTTTTCAGCTCGTACGTGTACTCCAACTTTAGAGAAAGTAACCCGCACATTCCTGTATATCTCCACATTCTCGTCTATAACAGTCTCAACACGCCGAAACATATCACTAATATCAGGAAGTTTAACAGTCACAACATCGCCGCCGCTATCAGAAAACACACTTAACAAATCAGCAGGATCAGGAAACATACAATCCCCTATACCTAACAGCACAAACCCAACAACCGTAGAAGAACTACCAAGTCTCAAAAACATAGTAGACCGCCCCTTCACAACAGAAACTTTATCTGCATTAAGCTTTAGATTACACAAATCCTTAATCACACTAACAGGAATAAGACAAGGTGCACTTACAGGCACACGCTTACTAAGCGTATACCACGCGCACCTATAAGAATCGGTAGCGATACAATCCAAACCACCTACATATACAGCATCAAGAGTATACATACCATAACCGCTATCGTAGGCCGCAAAACTACACATATCAAGAGCAGACAAAAATTCAGCCGGAACGGCTTTATATGACTTCGCTGTAACCCCACTCATAGCACCCTTAATACGATTCGCCGCATCACCAATCTTATCACTCCCATAATGCACTAAAGCCGCAGTAGTAGTAGCAGACCTCAGTTGCAACGCATTATCAGCAAATGATAAAGTAACATCGACATCAGATGGTAAAGTGCTGATAATAGAAAACAAACGAGTCCCGTCAACACAACATTTAAAAGCCGTTTTAAACGGAGCAATACCAACACGATTACCACAAGCAGCGTATACTCTCTTACCATCAAAAACTACGATCTCCTCACCAGGCACAATAGCCCCACGTACAGCAAATTGAACAGGGCGCAGACTATCACGCAACTCTTTTACTTTCATCAGAATAACCTCCGTACACGAAATCCCGACAATCGGTAATTCATCCAAACGCTATCTACGCGCTTGAGTGCAACTATTTTACCTCCAGCTTTAACAGAAGAACCCCCAACCCTCGCAGAAGAACTAGTGGATACATCCACCCGATGCCACCCGGCGTCGTCGAGAGGCGCGTACACAGAATGTTTATACCCAGACAGCATAACCAACCCATTTACTTCAAGCAGAACGTTGACCAACTCTGCATGTTGACCCACAGATGAAAACTCTGTGTTGTATACCCCAACACTCTCAACCCGCGTCTCCCCAATATACGGCGGATCCATATAAAAAAATGTATCCGGACTATCATACTTATCTATAATATCACGCCAGTCTAAGTTATCCACTTGCACATTACGAAACCGCTCAGCGGCACGTGCGACACTTTTAGCGTAATCAAGTATACAAGGATTACTATAACTACACGTATAACTCCAACCACTATACACCCTATTAGCAAACGCTTGCGATATAGCAACAAACCACATACGTGCCTTTTCCACTTCATCAGCACACTCAGCCCACATAGTCTTACACGCAGTATGTTCACGCCTAGAATACGGAGTCAAACGCAAAGCAGCAACTAAAGCCTTCGCTTTCTTTTTATCCCGCAACACCTTAAAAAAATTAAACGCCCCCTCATCCAAGTCATTATAAACTTCTAACTCAGATACACAGCTATCCTTAGCAAATAAAAGCGCCGCCCCTCCACCGAAAACTTCAACATATATTCTGTGCTTCGGTATCATACCGACAAGCACACTAGACAACCTCCTTTTGCCTCCAAAATACATAACAGGAGCTTTCATACAACCTCCACGAAAAGCAGACACAAAAAAAGCGGTAGCACACAGCGCCCGTCAATACACGCTGTGTACTACCGCCAGCAACTCATAATCATCAAGCAGCAACAAACCGCCCCCGAGCCTCCGCAGAAGCAATTTTTCCCTGAACCTTCAGTTTGTATAACGCGTTACGCACCTGTCCATCGGACAAACCAGTCGCCTCGATGATCTCATTCTTATTAAGTGGAGTATCAGCCGCTGCAACCGCGTTCAAAACCGCGTCCATAATCTCCCCACTTTTCCCGCGTTTCTGCGGTCTGCTCTTCTTGCCTTTACGGGCCTCTGCGGCCTTTTCTTTGGCCTTAACAAGTTCGCCGTCGTCAACGTCATCAGAATCATCGGAGCCGCCACCAGCCGGTTCATCAAACAACGAGTTGTTCCACACAACAAGTTCGTGATCATCGTCAAAGTCGGGCTCATCCGGGTCCTGATACCGAACGGCAATCTCATCCAGAACCTCACCGAGCAGCTTCACTTTTGTTTTCTTCACGGTCTTAATGCCGAGTTCCTTAGCGTACTTGCGAAGCTCCGGCAGCTCAACCTTCTTTGCCAATTCCTTCAACTGCTCCAAGTCGTCCTTTTCTCGCATCTTCATCCTCCTTTGTGTTTTTGGTTTCATTACACAACTGCCTTTATCAGATACAGTTATACCACACTTTCCGCTCGAAACAACATTTTTTTTCGCAAAACGCAGTTCTCTAATAGTACCCCGCAAAAATGATCTTCCATTGGAATAATTGCCGTTAACATAATCCTGAACTATCGCAAGCACAAACTTCTGAACGTCGCCCAACATCCAAGAGCCTAATAGCTCATCAGGCGGCAACAATATCAGCTTTAATAACATCTGCGCCCTATCGCTAAGCTCATCAATGGCAATCGACTCCAAACACCCACCAAAATAACCGTCTTCCTGCAAAACATGCACCAAAACACCTCCTTTCACTCCACAAGCAACACCTACAGCTCACCTCCTTCCTACATATGACCGATTACGCGCGTACCGCCACCGCCGACAACCGAAACAACTACAATACGGAGATGTAGAAAGTTTCCTACATACAGACTCAAATACCCTGTAGTTGTTCCGCTCACAAAACACAACACAATCAGGACGCTTTCTCAGCAATCCGAACCTTCTCCCGTCTCGTTTTAGTAAACCGAACATCCTTACCTCCAGAACGTCGCACAATCTCAGCAAGCAGCGAATCAATCCTATGCAAAACGTCCCATGCTGCATCTGCAAGATCCCTACGCTCGCATGAGCAGAAGAAATCATATATTTCTTCATACCCACCATCCCAATTACCACATATCCACCAAAGCGCTTCAACCTCAGCCGGATGTAGCTTCAAAGTGACAGCCTCCACGATTATCACCTCCTTCTCTGTGTGTGATTTGGTCCCTCACTTCTGCCCACCGCCTGAAGCGATGAGCAGAGTCAAGGATCAAACAACATCAAAAATCAAGTGCTCGCTCCATTTCAACAGTTGGAAGATCATTAAACTGCTTAACAACCTTCTTCACGGCTTTCCCAACAATGGCTCTATACTCCGCATCATCGCGGAGGTCTTCAGCATACACACCATCAAGCAACTTATCAACTTTGTCGGCAAACTCCTCAAACGGCTTGTCACCCCAAAAACTCATATCTTTTATCTGAGCAATAAACCGTTTCGGCTTTTCAACCGTACTTTCCTTAAATTTCCGTTTCGGATCGGCAAGCACCTCGGCCAAATGAGTGAGAATTTCAGCAAACGCGCCGCGCATTTGGCTTATGCTGTACTCGGCGACGTCCTTGATCTGCTCCCGCCACTTTGCCCGCTCCCGCTCAACTTCTTCAGGACTAAGCACACTAGCTCCAGCAGACGCCTGCGCACCATCACCGGGTGGCACAACCCGGTACACCGTATACCACATGCGAAACTTCTTACACAATGCTTCAGCAGTGGGATACCCGCCCGTTTCCATAACACGCCCAAACAAAGCGGGATGTTTCTTCTTAAACTCCGCTTGATCACGCTCATACTGACTCATGCCCAACGCGGGATCAAAAGAAACATACCTTTCGACGGCGGCCCGTGACTCTTCAATACACCGGTCAACAAACTCCATGCACTCCTTAAGATATTTGTCCATGACAAAGTATACACCAGGAATGATCCATGGGTAACTACATTGCCGCACCTTATCACGTGCTGCACGTTGTGGCGTTGTAATGTCACGCAACCGCTCACCGTCGATGCACTTCTGCACCGCACGAACTGCCTTTGCGTCTGTGCCGAACTTCTCCAGCTTCATGTCGTCGGACATCTTCTTTCTATTGCCCCACGCACTCCTATGAAGATGAAACAACCAACCTTCAGCCACAGCCCGACCAATAATCTGCCGCACCTCCTCATCACTAATCCGATACACATTCTTACCAAGTTTTCCTCTCATACTTACCTCCTTTGCCCATCGTGGGCGCTTGGTGTTATTTAATCCCTCAAGAAGGAGCAGAAGCAAATAGCTTCTGCCCTATCCAAAAGGATTACTTCAATAAGACTGCGAAGTAATGCCCATCATTCCTTCGCGGCCCTGCTCTCCCACCTATGCAATACTGCCCCGCTGAATCTTGCCTATGCAACGCCTTGTAGATATTAGACCGTGGATCATACGATATTAAGCCGCTTCCAATTAAAATGCGACTTTCCAGATCCCACGGTGTCTCTGCCAGACGTTTAGCAAGTATGCTCCTCGGATGCTTCTCCATGTAACTACCCTTTGTCATCTACTACACCTCCCATTCTTTGCCGCCTCACCTGCTCAGCAGCAATATACTTAAACTGCTTAGGCAGAGCATCAAACTGAAACTCCATACCAGCACGAAACACCCTTGCAGATATACAACACCCATCCCCAACAGGAACCAAGCCCAACGGAACCAAAGCACAAACCGCTACATTCCCGTCAAAGGATAGCCCCGGACACAAATCCAGTTTACGCACACCGTAAAACATCATACCCGCCGGGCACGTCTCCATAAGACAACAAAATCCGCAACGGCAACAATCATGTTCATACTCCATGGCTTTTCCTCCTTGTTTTTATTTAACCCCTCACTTCTGCCCACCGCATGAAGCGATGAGCAGAGTCAAAGGTTAAATGTCCAACCCACGGTCGCCTACGTCCAACGCTGGCATCTCGTTTGCAGCAATACAAGCCGCTTTCAGCCGCAACAATTCACGATATGGATCTGTCCGACCGTCACCCATTGTCTTCATAACCTGAGTGATGGGGATAACGTACTTCTTCACGCTGTCAATAGTCGTCCGCATCATCTTTGCCATACGACACACGGACTTTATCTCAGCCCCGGACCAACCGTCCATATCCCCGTTTGCCAACTTGCCATCCACGTTGTATACTTTTTTGTAATACTTCAAAATCTCTTTCCGTTCATCACTTCCAGGAAGGTCAACAAATATCGGGGACGTATCCCACCGCTCAGCCCGTAGCCATTCAGGCGGCAGCCCTTTAATGTTATTGCACGTCGCCAGAAAGTAGACGTTGCAACCAGGGTCCGCCATAAACTTGAGCAGTTGCCCAGCCGCCCGTGATGTAATGCTATCACTCGTAGTTGTTTGCGGTCCACCACCAATACCAGCAAGACCTTTCTCAATCTCATCGAACATGACCAATACACCTTGCGTGCCAGCCATAGCCCGAATGACTTTGATAAGATCCCTATAATTCCGCTCCGTGTCACCGACAATGCCACCCTGCATTTCAGCCAATTCGACAAGCAACATACGCTTGCCAGTTTTCGCAGCAACCCACTGAGCAAAAGTGGTTTTGCCGGTTCCAGGCGGGCCAACAAGCAAACAACCCTTACCATCAGGATCGGTGGCAGCAGCTAAAATAAGCGGTTTGATATTCTCATACCCAACCAACTTAGGGATTTTGTCCTCTGAATACGTCACGTAGGACACACCGGGAACGTCTTCTATTTGCTCAGCCTTCCGTGCGTCGATAACACGTGGGTCAAGCCGCTTATGCTTTATAATGCAGTGAGCAAAGGCGTTTTGAATCGCCTGCCGAGTCAATCCAATCGCTGCATCAACTATCCGAGCGCGTTCAGCATCATCAGGGGCGGCAAAACCAGCAACTTGCTTCTCCGCAGCCGCTACAATGCTGTCCAACTCCGCTATGACTTCAGACTCATCAGGAAGATCAAAATCAACCGGCAAAAACTGCTTGGTCAACATGGTTGGCACAGCATCAGCAAATGGCGCGTCCCCAACCACAACCAGAGTCTTTCTGGCTGCCTTCTTCGTGAACAGACTGTATCTATTCTGAAGAAATGTAACAACTCCCCTCTGAGGCTGCCCGTAGTCGTCTTTCAAAAACCAATGAAAGTTCTTTGCAATGACTACAGTACCAGCCGGAAACTTCTTCTCCAACTGGTCCAACATTTCAACCGGATCGGGTGTGATTGTCGGCGTACCATCAGGTCCAGGAACGCCCTCCATATCCCAAATTACTGCACTATACGGCTTATCCCCCTGCTGATTCTTATAGTCGTTCACTGAATCAACAAGCAGTGAAACACACCGCTCCATCTCATACGTCGAAACGTAAAAGAAAGGGTACCCAGCCCGCTGAAAGTAGATGAACTCCTCCAATGCCTTTGTACTCATACTTACCTCCTTTGCCCATAATGGGCATTTGATGTTATTTAACCCCTCAAGAAGGAGCAGAAGCTATTTGCTTCTGCTCTATCCAAAAGGGTCAATGGCTATGACAAACAACCCGACCGTTCATAACATGAACGTGCTTCTCTTTGCGTTTATCCGTCCTACGAACACCGCCACACAGGGACTCAATCTCCGACAGCAACTCATCAGCAGCGTAGTGATTTGCTGCTGATATCGCGTCCGTCGTGATTGATATGGTGCCGTCTTCCTCGATTACATACCGTAACTCGTCCATGTTAGTACCTCCTTATCACACCGCTTCTGTTATCCTTGTTCTTCAGAAACCAGCGCTTTTTACTCGTCACCTGCTGAAGCACTTGACGACTATACGCACGCTTCAGCCGGTTAACCGCATCAATACGCCCCTCCGGATACTCCACACGACCGGTCTTGCCGCCCTCATTAAGATAGATCGTAAGACCACCAGCCACACGCAGCACGTGCGCCTCCGGGGAATAAGTATACCGAAGTGACAAGTCATCCAAAGCAGCACAAAGCAGATCAATATTATCTGCTTTGAACTCCACGCTCATGTAGTTAACCTCCCAACATGGCATATTCTCCACCTCCTTGTTTTTATTTAACCCCTCACTTCTGCCCACCGCATGAAGCGATGAGCAGAGTCAAAGGTTAAACAACCTCAATATCCAACTCCCCATACACATAATCCAAATACTCGTATAGCTGCGCGTCAACTGTGCTGCGCTCCACTACAAACTCATCTACCAACTCGCCGTCCTCAGTAACCCGCACATTCGAGCATTCAACGGTTGTAAGCCCATGCCTAATGATGTCACTAATTTCAGACATAAGCTCTTCTGCGTCTACACCAAACTCAGCCTCAACACCGTTAATAATACCCAACACATTCCCGTCGTTATCCGTAATAGATAATCTCATGACGTCCTCCTAACAAAAAGATTATGTTCCAAACAAATATCTTCCAACGGAACGACTCCAGGCAAATAAGCATTGGAGTTTATCAAATACTGCAACTTAGCAGCAACGTTCCGAGCGTGCTTCAAAAACATAAACGGCCCAACAACATCTCCAATGCCACCAATGCCACGCTCACCCATAAAAACCAACAACTTAGTTGGCTTACTACTGGAGGACAAAACACGTTCACTCCAATTTATACCAACCCAATAGCCATAATCACTACTTGCGAGCAGCACTGGCTTTTTCATCGGCACCTCCATGTTTCCTCAGCACATCTTCAGCGTCTTCCCGCGTCATACCACCCATAACACGAGCCATAACTGGATTCATAGCCAACGTCCGACGCGCGGTCCTTACCCGATGTTCCGTAAAAACATCTTTCCGCTTCATCTTACTACCTCCTTGTTTTTATTTAATCCCTCATGGAGGAGCAGAAGCTATTTGCTTCTGCTCTACCAAAAAGGATTATTTGCCTTTCCGCACATTTATAACCGGAATAAACGAAATACGCGTGCTGTCGTCAGCGGTCAACTCGTCGTACCTCTCAGCACCCACAGCTTCTTTCAACTTCATGGCCGACACGGTTACCACATTCACAAAGCGCCGACCAAGAACTCCCTTGATGTAAAAAACATCAAACTTCGGATACGCACGCACCGTTTTACTACAGATAAACCCACCTACAGAAACGGCATCCCCGTCAAGCAACAAATCATTCAACATATCAGCAACCTCTTTAATCTGCTGTTCCAGCTCCGACTTCTTCTGTCTCAGATGAAACAACTTTTTAGCCAGCCGCCCAACCTGTTGTCTAGTCGCGCTTTTCATAACTAATACCTCCTTTGCTTTTATTTAATCCCTCATGGAGGAACAGAAGTAATTACACTTCTGTTCTACCAGAAGAAATTAACACCATCACACCAACTGCCATCCGTCGGGATGCAGTCGGTGAATTACTCTACCATCTTTCTCGACCGCCTCGCGCCGATCGTTAAAAAATATAAAGACCGGCACGACGTCCGCCCAATCAAACTCATTACCGAACACATCATCTTCTGTCACCGCCGCGGCAAAAGCGGTGACAAAAACCTGTTTAATAAGTGCACCAACAGGCGACGCAAAAACAATCGCCCGATTCCCACTTATAGCACTTTCAACCAGCCGCCGCGCGTGGTCAAAAATGCCTTCCTTATCCAGCCCATCTTTAGGAAGCGGCCACATAGCCCACTCCCCAAATTCGGACGTTAGCAACGCCTCCTGTTGAGGCAGCAAGGTGTGCGCCTCATTGATAACAACAATTGCCCCACCTTTCGCGCCCTCATCAAAACCAACATTAGGAACCAATGTCGTCGTCATAATAACCCTCCTTTTCTGCCTGCTTCACAGGCGCTCGTTATTTAATCCCTCAAGAAGGAGCAGAAACATAATTGCTTCTGCTCTATCTAAAAGGACTAAAAGGATTTAATATGTGGCGGCAATAATTGCTGCGCACGCCTTTCCTAATCCAAGACCGCACAAATTGCTCACGGCCTCTTGGATGTTGCTTTCCGACAAAACCAACTCCCGAACCCATGTAAGCAACCGCTCACGAGTCCAGGCCTCATCTTCCCCGAAAAGCCCCCCATCATCGCCCGCCGTACCAATAAAACCATCCCCATCAGGAACGGCCAAACCTTGAAGTTCGCCATCCCCAATGATTCCAATCTCACCATCCCGGTACACAACCGGGTACAGTGCAGTACCCCAACAGACGTTTCCATCAACAGAGAAATCATCATCCGAAAGGGATAACGACTTCTGTACTTCTGCCTCCAGTTCCATCCGAATCTTTCTAATCTCACTCCTCATAATCTCACTTACCTCCTTTATTTTATTCAACCCCTCGTTGCAGCCCATAGCACTTTATGATCGGCAACGAGAAACTGATAAAAGGAGGTCGGTGGTTTTCATTGCTTCAAATGGAGGATGTGAACACAATGACTGCCTCCACCACCAGGCACGTTTTCTTTTCTGATCTTGGCAAAAAACGTATAAAATGCCTCATGTAGCTTTTTAAGCGTCCCATACGTTTAGCGCGACCCATAGGGTTCTTTACTGCGTATAGCTACAAGGACGTGTTGCCTTCGAGCAACAATCTATCCCGAATTTCTCCCCAGCTCAACGATAACCACACTTCGGGCGATTTGCCCCCGTCTAACTCGCGGGTTACTTTTCCACGACTTACAATACGGCGGGTACTAAACTACTTCACCGACTTACGTTTCAGCGCGTACTTTTTCTCTTCCGGTCGCGTTGCCCAACTAACACCGCCCTCCCTCAATAGGAGGTTTTCAACCAGGATGAGGAGTCCGTGGTCGGCAGAAAATTAGTCGAACTGACTTCAGCAAATACCAGGCTTCGGGAAAGCCTCGCGTTTTTCTCATCCGGCTGTTGACCATCAGGAGGTTGTCGACTTGCGCCGGGTCCGACTTGCGCCATTTGGACCACCTACCGTGTCCCGTGGGACCGTTACCATCAGTTGGCAACCGGACCGTGAAAAACACGTTTATTTCAAAGATCATATTGTCACGTACATGGTAACATATAAAGAGCATCAGACAAACGTATATATAATGGGCGCTAGAGCCGACCCAACACAAAAACACCCATATATTCCAATAAGTTACGCACCCAAAGAAAAAAGTAAAAAAATTTAAAAAAATCGTAACTTATTGAAAACACACAAATCTTTTTTACATGATACGAAAAAATAAAATCGTGTAATATCACACACTTACGCGCGCCCGCATAACACATTGACATTGCACGAAAAAGGAAGGCAAAAAGGCGGGAAAACTTAAAAATCTAACCTATTGAAAGCACACAAAATCCAGCCGAAAAACGGCCTATCTGTAACCAGTTGATAATACACAATAAATGTAAACCACCATAAAACACCGAAAAACTACCCCATATTATATACAAACCAACTCAAAAACCGCAAAACACCGAAAAACTACCCCATATTATATACAAACCAACTCAAAAACCGCCCAATCCCAACAAACGGCGCACACCATCATCGGACAAATCGGCTGGGTCTCCAGCCGTCAGCTCAACCACACTCACACGAGCGAATCCAACACCCGACAACTGCGCTGCAAGCCGCCGTCCGTCATCATGTGCGTCGGAGTCAAACACAACATCAACGGGTGTAGCAGTATCAACACGCTCATAAAATAGTTTCAGCTGCTGCACCGTAAAATTCTTTGTAAACGTGGCAACCGCGCTATCACCAATCCGCCACTTGTCAGTTACCCCCTCCACAATCCGAACAACATCACACTCCCGCGCCGCATCTATACCATACAACAAATGCTTATTCGGTATAACTGCTCTATCCTTTGGGCAGTCGAGATACGGGATTCTAGCTCTACCAGTCAAATCCACAGCTTGAAACGAAACTACTTCTCCATCAAGATGTATAGGAACTATCAACCGCAGCTTATACTTACCGTATTTAACAAACCCAAGACCATATTTGCTGCATAATGACAGTGGAAACCTCCGCCGGGCAAAATACCGCCTTACTATTACCGGAGCTTTATCCGGCAAAATACGCTCAAAACCGGACGGCAGCAACCGCTTATAAGTCCGCTTATTACGTTTTCTTTCAGCCCTAACCTCAACACTTTCCCCAAAAGCTGTTCTGTACTTCTCTATAACCCTAACAGCAGCAGCAAACCCAACGCCCTCAAGCGACATAATATACTTCGCTATCGTACCAGTGACACCACACAACCAACAGCTTATACTCATTGTCTCAAGATTTATACCAAGATGATTTGCATGATCATCACAAAACACACACTTCACACCAACCCACCCATCAGAAACATTGTCTCCACCAGTACTATAGCTCACACCACTATCGTCAAGATAGTGAATAACATCAAACCCGCGAAGTATACTTTTAAAGTCCTCTCTTGATATCATGCTCTACTCTCGTACTTGACACCAAACAACTCCACACCACCAGGACAAAAAGACATAACAGCAACAGCATGAGCAAGCGCGTTAAACACAACCGCAGCCGTCACAACATTTCCATCCATCTTCTTACTACCACCATACAACAGCACGTCACCACACTCCCCCAACAACCTAGCAGTTTTATGAAGCCGCGCAAAATCAGCATCTGTAGGACCACCACCTTCAGACATCTCTATCATACGCAACCTAACAGCGGGCTCAATCATCATTTCCAACATACCCATGCCCATCTACCACATCCCCTCGAACCACTTCTCCAACTCCGTCACTACAACCACCCTTGCTCAAAATACATACACACACGCTTTCCGCTATGCCGCAAAAACCAAACATGATTTGAGTCAAAGAAATCCACCAAATACACACTCTTCTTAGTATCTGTACTACGCAATCCTCTACCAAATCTTTGCAATACAGCTATTTCACTCACACCACCAGCGGCATTTATAACAGCTCCAACAGTTCTAATATTGGTCCCCTCACTCCAAATTCTAGTAGCAATCACACCACGCCGATCACCACGAATAAACGCTTCCTTTTCAGCAGCAACCACCGCACTATCAGTCTCACCATGTAGATATACAAACGCGCCAGGAGCAGCGACTTCACATAGCTTCAACAATTCATGACCATGAGCAACGCGCTCAACCATAATCAAAACCGTCAGTCCCTCATTCAAATACTTCAACGCGGTTTCAACAACGAGCGAATTACGCGCAGCATTCCGCACAATACCTTCTTCATAAACCACCGCATAACCACCACGAACGTCTTTATAAATATCCGTTTCAGGAACGTAAACCAACTTCACAATCGGATCAGCTAAAACACCACACCCCTGCAACTCTTCATACGTCGTGTTCCCAACAACCGGTCCAATAAGCCCTTCCATAGCAAACTTGGCTTCCATTATGTGCGGCAGTGTCGCAGTTACACCAAACCGCATAGGAGCCAATATCTTTCTCAAGACTCTATCATATCTACCACTACCAGATGAAGCATTAGCGAATTTTGAAACATGATGAACTTCATCTACTATAAGCACAGGCCAACTAACACAAAAACCATCAGTTAACTCCATTTTATCCAGCGTTTGAATCATAGCCACAGTAACATCATTCTCTTCATGCTTACCACAACCTATCCTACCAACTGAACCGGGCCAAAACCGACATAACTCCTTATATGTCTGCTCAAATAGATCCGCCGTATGAACAATAATCAACGCTCTATACTCACAAAACGCAGCAACAAGCCCACAAATGACGATTGTCTTTCCACTACCAGTAGGAGCTTGCCAAACACCCCTCCCGCGTTTACACAACGCCAACAAAGCAGCAACCTGATCCTCCCTAAACTCTATACCAGGAAGCTTAGGTTCAACCGCTGCAATACCATAATCTCTACGTTTAGTCTTAAACCGAATCCCGCTATCAGAAAGATGCTTCTCAACCCTATCCAAAAATCCGCTCAAAAAGAAGCCCTTCTTAGACACAAGACTTCGCTTATACGTAACCCGCTTCTTTTTTTTCCCAAAACGAGTGGGCTTATATATCGTTCTATCATACGCCAAGCAATCTGCCACAGCAGCTCTATCGCTGATCCAAGACCAAATCGGACTATATTCTTTAATCAATATCATCTTCTAATATCTCACTGACTTTCTTACTACCGGATTTTACCATAATAACTCTACCGTCAATATACGCCTGCGCTGTATCCAACTGCTGTAATACAGCAGCCTGCCGCCGTGGCGTGAATCTACGCCACCTATGTTTCAAAACGCTAAACCGTATTCTACTCAACTCTTGCTCACTCTCATTCTGATTTATAGCTATCATAACATCAACGTGTGCCAGTTGTCTAATATCTTCCGGAACGTCAGTAGATTTTATATTATCATCACTGAGTGTATTACGCTTCCCCTGAATACCAGACAACACAACCGCTCTCCGCTCCTCAGCAAGCCGCTTCAACATTTTCGTGTTGTAGTCGTATACATCCCGCCCAAAGTATCCTTTAGGCGCAGCCATAATACCAGCATAATCAACAACTATAACGTGTGGAGTAAAATTATACAAAACACGGCGCGTATCCAAATCAGCAGCTATCTCAGCATATCCAGCAGAAAAACTAGGAAACGACTGCACCATCATCTCACCACGGGGCAATTCTCTTTCCACCACAGCACGCCCCCTACCACGTACAACACGAGTTTTCTTCCAACGCCGTATACCAGCCTCAACCACATCACGCCGTTCGACGGACGGGCGCACTTCAACAGCTTCCAACCGCACATCACCGCTATCGCCGTCAAAGCCCCTAAATTCTATCTCCTTTCCACCACCTCTATTGCCGGACACAAGCACAAACATGTTCCTGTAAATTCGCTTAAACACATCCTCAACACTCGACTCCAACGAGTAAAACATCACGTTCAACCCTTGTAGCATCGCAGTCACAGCAATATCGGTAAGAATAGTTGTCTTCCCCCTACCCATTGGCCCCATAAACAATACAAGCCAATCACTAAGCAACTCACCAGTAAGTTCATGAAGCGCACTCATACCAACAGACAAATCTAGTTTAGCCCTTGGAGTAGGATTATTATATACAAGCTCTAACGTTTCCTTATCAAACACCCCACCACGTATACGACCGGAGTCAACACGTAGCATATCTTTAAGCCAAACAGACCTAGCTCCAGCTACATCCCCGCGTCTTATCAGATCAACTACCTTCTTGCCAGCTTTATATAAAAACTGCCGCTCAAAGTATTTAACAGTACGATCAAACAAATATTCTTCATTACCAACAACAACAGCCGGTGCAGCATCAAAATCCTTACTCCGTGCACCGAGAAACGCAGCAATCCAGTCGGCACTAGCTCTATCAAGAAACGCTGCTTGCTCTTCAAATACACGCTGAATGTTAGCTCCAGGAGCTTCCCCGTACTTAGCAAACCAATCCAGCACCCACTCCATAACGATCTTACCAGCAGTTATTTCCAACAACTCCGGATTGTATATCGGAGCAATTCTACACAAAAATGAAGTTGACACAATCGCTCCGATGAGCATATTGTTCTCATCAGACAAATCTATCTCTCTTTTAGCAAATTCTGTCCGTCGCCCCAAACGCATTCATTTCCCCCTGAATCGTTTAAAATGAAAACACACGACCCAACCCCTTACAATACCCCAAACTGCCCGCCTCCGTTGAAAAGAGCCGCGTATTTTCACACAACGTGTACGAATGCACACCGTGAATAACCACATTTTGCATGATAACACACCATGAAGCTACTTTTTGCGTTTTTTACGGCACTCATCAAGAATATCTGCACATCCCCCGTTATCGCAAAACGGCCTAGTCCGGAGGTAAATCACTCTTCTACACCTACAGTACAAATTAGCTTTATTCAACAACGGCAACTGCATACGCTTACCGGAACCGTACCGCACAACAGAAATATGCCGACACGCCTTCCGCATAATATCTCTTATAACCGCATATGGAATCTGCTTCACCACCCGCAGATCATACCACATCTTACACTCACACTCGTACCCCAACGCATCCACCAACGCGCCCCAATCCCGCGCGTTATTGTCATTACCGGACGCAGCACCAACAGACCTTGACTCAACACCAAGCTCTTTTCGCTTAAGACGAAACGAAGTTGAACTAACTCCTAAAATATCTCCAGCAACAAAATCGCTGTACTTAGAGTACATATCCCGAACCATATCAACAACAGAAGCATACCCCATGTAATCTGCAAGCTCAGCCCAGTCAATCATACAAACCTCCAGATCAACGACCTACTTCTCTAGCAAGATCCCTTATGTATGCAGGCAACACGTTATTAAACGTCGTATCACTGCACAAAAAACCAACCGTCAATCTACTATACCCGTATCTGTCACCAAGCGCAGCAAACAGCGCGTTGACATATTCGCGTTCTCCAGCACGCGGCACAATCTTGTTTATCGCCCCGTCGCGTATTACGGCTGCAAGTCGCTTACTCGCCCGCACAAACTTCAGATACTCCCAAATAGTAAAAACAACAGGCTTCCCAGTAACAGCAGAAAACCATTTACGCTTCAGCATTGATACAAGCTCCGGCTGTGTGTTTGGTACTTCAATCAACTGATCAAACCAAGGTTGTAGCGCGTCTACATCACCACCGCTTTTCCTTACCGAATACTTCTGATTCCGCGTGACTCTAAAAAACGCTTCTATATTCACAACAGTGTTTGTTCTTATATCAGCAAACTCCTTAATGGCAGTAACGATAGTAGAACGCCTGTGCTTCCTTAGCACAACAGAGTCAATGTACTTTGCAGCACGCCGGAGTATATCAACGCCGCTCTTAGTAGTAACCGCCATATGTGGAACGGATACAGCAACTCTATCCCAACAAGAGATTATTTTTCTCGTATCAACCGATACCTGCTCCAGAACCGCATCAAACTTCCTAGTAGCTCTATCTTTAAACGTCGTACTACATCTTCCTGCTGTAAGCGGTCCGTATTTGCTCGTAAAATAATAATTTGTTTTTTCTCCTTTCTTAGGTTTCTTACTAGTACCTTCCTTATTAGTAGGTGTCGATTTCCCGCTAGCGGAAAACCCGCTAGCGGAAAACCCGCTAGCGGAAAATCGACCTACGGTGGTTGCTTGTTCTACATCGTTCAAATTATTGACATCACTGGAAGAAACCGACGGCATTATGTAATAGCATGTTGCAGCAAACTTACCGTCTTGTTCTCTGCACTGCTCAGCTATTATGTACCCAGCTTCTTTAAGCTCACGTAAAGCGGACATTGTAGCTGCACGTCCATCGCGCGATCTTGCTACAAGCTCATTAACGTGAATCCTCCATCCGGGCGGTCTGCTATACAAATACGTGTGCAAACCTTTTGCCTTCCACGATAGCTCTCTATTTTGTACGCATTCCAGATTTATTACCTTCCAACTTCTACTAAACTTCGGATGGACTATTATGAGTTCGCTCATAATTCAGAACCTCACGGTAAGATTGTTTGTAGGAAAGAAATTGTCAGGCACGCGGCCAACGAACCGCTACATGACGAGTGAAAGGAGGATTTGAGGGATTAAACATCACACGTTAGCAGCCGTTGTAGTAACCGCGTACCTGACCAAAATGGTACATACCAACCCGATTATAACATACGACGGTAACCCACGCGTGATAAATTTATGGAAGTGGCGCTACAAGCGCCTCACGAGCATTCTTTGGATCAGCGTAGTCCTTGGCAAAACGTCTAACAGCCAAAAACCAAATTCGAGCCTGAATGGTACTCATACCATCTTCAATCAGCGCATTCTTAAATAGAATATCTGCTGTCAGACGCCACTCCGTATCTATCTTGCCTTTTCTCATAAACTCATACAATGCATCATGTATGAGAGACCCACGCATAGAATACTCATTATCAGGGGTAAAGTCTATACCGAGTATCTTCCCAGAGGGGCCGTCCCATACGTAACCAGCTTTTACTATCAAAAGACCTTCTGCTGACAGTGAAGCAAAATCTATTGAGACAGCCTCCTCCAGGGTAATCGGTGTTTCCTGATAATAGGAGTCTAATAGCTGATAGCAGTCATCATTTACGTGACAGTATCTTATTTGCTTACTCCTAGTCATCAGCACCTACTCATTAGGGTTTACGTTACTCTTTGCAATACCTCTACCGATGTTGTACCCCAATGCAGACGCGCCGCTTATAACAGCAGCAATAATCTCCTTGCTAGATGCAACGATGTCTAACAACGTGTTAGACACAACATCACTCTGCTCCGGAGTAAAAACACCAAACGCCACAGCCAAAGCCAATAGCTGCGGGAGCACAAGACCAACCCAAAACTCCGTGGTTTTAATACCTGGCTTGGTCTCCAGTTTCGTTGTCTGATCACCCATAACAACTCACCTCCCTTCTTATAGTAATTTTTGCTACACATGCTTTGGCAACTGTACATGAGTTGGATCTTTTGGCTTCCTCCACTCATACCCAGTTTCCAAACCACAACGTTTAGCTATTTCATACATCTCATGATAGCGGGGATCTTTTGTATTCCACACAAGCCGAGCAGTGCCGTCGTCGTTCCAATCTACCACCGGCAAGTCCATGGCCTGCCACAACTGATGAGGGCTTTTGACTACAAAACCGTCAGCTCTAGACAACCCTCTAAGAAACTTCTTCTCTTGCTCTTCTGGGGATCTATAGAAAGAAATAGGCAAGAGGTCAATACCCCGCATCTTACACATTATAACAAATAAGCAAAGTCGCTGAAAAAACTCGACCCTTCTCCTATCTTTTGTCATGTTTCACCACGCACCCTTTCATAAGTCGCCGTAATCGTTTCTCCTGCTCTGTTATTATATCTTCCTTTTCCTTATACGAAAGACCACCGCTCGCACAAGCGAGACATATTGATAATATAGCGTTAAATATATTATCCTCCAGCCATTGATACTGCTCCACAGTGAACTCGATCTTCGTTTTCATGGCGTAAAAGCTTTCTAGTCATGCTGTAGCTTCCTGTTCATCTCATTGAGCGTGTGCTTAATGTCTTCAATATTCTTATTTATGTTTACAATGTCCTTTCGCATAAGCTGAATGTTAGTATTATTTGCAGAACACGCTTTAGAATTGCTCTCTATCTTTGAAGAGCATACAGCAATAGTCTGCCGTTGCTGCTCAATCCAATCTGCGTTCGACTGCGTCTGATAGTACAGCCCATAACCTCCCAACACAAGCGCCGCCCCGAATGAAAATATAAACTTCCACGCCCGCGTACTTATGCACCGCTTGATGTTCTCTATCTTCAGCCCCATCTTCTCAACCTCCTGGCAGCACTTGTCAAACAACCCGGTTCCTGGTCCATCACCATAAACGAATCTACGAACATCATCCAGCCTATCTCTACATTCTTTATTGGGACACTCCCCACTTGCCATTGCTAACCTCCACTGCTGCTTATGTTGTCCACACCTTCATAATAGGATCCAAGTACAGTCCGCATCCGCTCAGCCAGCACCTTAATGTCGTCTCTAAGCCTAGAAAATGGAAACGCCTGTTGCAGATCAGCAAGTATATCATCAATCCACGGTTCGAGTCTGTTGTCACTAGTTCTTGCGTAATACAAACAAATTGTCACCAACGCAAAAACGGAAAGAAGTTGTTTGTCGTACCCACCAGCAGCGCGCTTAATGTTGCGTTTTAGTTGTCTATTCAACAACGTCTTACTGCCAGCAATAGCGTCACTCTGCAACTCCGCCGCTGTCTTTACACGAATTGCCCCGTTATCTACAGTCAACAGCCGCCGTTGATCGTACTGCATATCAACTAACTGCGAGTTTGGGACTTCTACAGCATGAAGCAGAAACCCACCATCTGAAAGAGGCTCGACCCATATTTTGCTAAGCTCAGCTAGGTCTACCACTTTTCTACCATCAAAGCGTAACCGCTCCAATCCTACACGCTTCAAACGTTTAGGTATATTACCTATTTCAGTATCACCACGTTCTGTGATATGCACAATAATATCTCTATCGAGAACCGCTTTCAATCTTCTTTACCTCCGCAGTGCCGTCTATTGCAACCATGTGCTCCATAGACTCAAGTAGCCCAGAACGCTGCATAACTACAGCAAACCGCGCCATAGTAGTAATAGCATTCTCCAAAGCTGTAAGCAGTTGCCCCACCTTCTCGACCTGTTCTTCCAGTTTCATTTGCCTGGATTTCATCTTGTCAACATCTTCTTGGACACCACGCCATGCTCCCTCCATGTACGGAAGATACTCTACTAGTACGTCAAGAATGTACCTATTTTGCTTCTCTATACGCTTATCAACTTCTCCGGGACCGCGAGCGGCTTTCTCTACAGTTATTGTTCTGAACAAGTATTCCTTGAACTTTGCTTCAACCCACTCTCTGTCTTTTTTGCTTAGCATAACCTTTTCCTATGACATGTCTGGATATTGTAATGTACCCACAGCAGCAAGAGGCCTATACCCACTCCCATGATTATGCGCCCCACCACCGCCTTGTGATGATATAGTATGTGTGTGTGCTCCATCTGTTGATGTGCTTATTTCTGTACCACTAGCATTACCAGAGCGAACGGCATTACCGGCGCCACCATACGGGTCGTATCCCTCTATATTAGTACTATGTGAATGGTTACCAGCAGATGCTACATTTCCGCCATGATCGTGCGATGGAATTTCACTGATAGTTAGCGTATGATTTGGCAACGTCCAACTACCTTTACTACTACCAACAGCAGAGTAATCACCACTATCAGATTTGATAGCCAAAACCTGGTCTTTAACAGAACTATCAACTACCCACCCGTCCTGAGCACTACTTAGCATAAGCCAGAGTTTAAATGTATTATCGCTAGCACCAGTAAGAACGCTAACCCAAGAGCCATTCCGATATACCTTATGACAATTACTGCCTGTGTCGTAGTATTGCATACCGTTCACCGGATTCGGCGGAGTACCAGCTCCAGAAAACGATGACTTCAGCGACAGAAGCGCGTTTTCTATAGCCTGTAGATCAATTTCCCCAGTATGCCCAGGCTCAAAGAGATTGTCTAAGAACTGCTGCATAATATCACCTCACTAACTACAACTTACGTTGCTTGCGTAAAATGTAAAACTGCTCTCTCTACCAAAGCATTCACGCTTGTGCTTGGATCAACTATTTTTATCCATAAACGATAATACCGCGCCGTTACAATAGCTGAAAGTATCTCCATCTTCTCTACATAAGAAGTAGGCGGATCTGAGTTGCCATAATACAACCGCATTTCAACAGACGGTCCAGACTGCAACTCAAATATCTCAGACCAACTACGAGTACTAATACCAACATCATCCCACGCCGTACTACCGGTGTCTTTTACAGTTCCGCACGTCACATTAGCAAAACATGCTGTAGCATTAGTAGCAGAAACACCAAACCGCACACGAACAGTCGCGCACGTTGCCGGTGGAAAGAATAGATACGCACCACTGCTGCGTTCGCCCGCAGAATCATCCAATGGCTTCCTAGTAGCGTCTATAGAACCCGTTAGATACTCAGAGTTTGACTCATCTCTAATGGACAGAAAAGCTTGTGAGCTATAGTTGCGGTAGTCGTAGTCCAATCTATGCCACGTACCGCCCTCGACGGCTATATCCTGATAAATATTTCCACATGCAGCAGTCGCAACTATAGTAGCACAATGCGTCGCCATCGTGCCTTGTGAGGCAGTACAATCAGATAAAAACCAACTAGCGAATGACGCAGGCGTACCGCCGTATGAGCTAAAATCACCATCCGTAATATATTCAGTAGCAGAAGTCGCCACCGGAACAGCGTCATCCCACGTTGTGCCAACGCCTGTTACTACAATATCAGCAAGCGCGTAGACCAAATACCGCTCCGAAGCACCACGGTCTATCGTATTCGATATGAACAGCCCCCCAAGCGTCCCGAAGGTAGCACCCGTACCATCATGTGAGCATTTTATATACGTATCACCACCATACGTGGTTTGCTCCATATTATTGAAAGTAGCACCAGTTGAGTAATCTATATTGCTCGTAGCCATAATAGCCCACCCATCAGGCGGGTTCCTCAACGTCGCGGATGCAGATTTTGGACTGCTACCATATCGCCCGTTGTTACCAAGTGTATTACAGAAAAATGTATGACTACCAGGCTTTACACCAACCAACGACATATTGGGCTTCAGCGACCTATACAAGACAATGCCACCAGTCCAGCTACTTCCCAACCTAAACTCGTATTGCTCAACATCTGAATCATCTACAGGAGGGGCGTACAGATTAACACTATTAGCGTTTATAAGAATACTCAGATTTGAAACAGATGATGGATTCTCTACGTATCCAACTATTAGCTTATATAGTGAGTAAGAGTTCTCAATTGATCTTTTCACACCCCAAATATTTACCGGACGCAAAGTTACCCTATAATAACGATCCTCCTCAACGTTGGACAAACTAAAGTCACTCGTAGTGTCGAACAGATGCTCTCTAGCGTAATCAGTTGGGACATTATACAATTGATCTATATCCTTCTGCGTTAGAGCCGTCCCGTATACTTTTATCTCATCTATTCGTCCGTCAAAAAACTGCCTTCTATCAGCAGACGTACCAGAGTTTGCGATATACACATCGCCGCCATTGCTAAAGTCGGTTGTTGTAGCCCCGCTTATGTCTACATACGCACTACTTTTCGTATTATTTATCCAAGCATATATCTTACCGGCTGTAGTATCACACACAACAGCTAACATCTTCCACGAGTTGTCGGTAGCATAAATGGCAACATCAGTAAAATTCCCTGTGTACTCCTCTCCATCCTTCTCATAATACACACGTAAATAACTCCCACCTGTGTAGTACTTACGAGAAAGTCTAATAAGATTGTTGCCATTCTCATATTTAGAAAATAACGTATGTTGCGCCGCGTCGGTGCTCAAGTTAGCAGTCGTACCGGTTGCCCACAATACTACAGACCAATCCCCATTCCCAAAGTTGTCCAGTGGGGTGTTAGAAGTAGGTGTAATTGTTATCTTATCTCCATTACGTGAATCAAATAATATGGAATGCGTACTACCAGCAAGACCGGTTGTCGCCCAGGAAGCCGTAGCGTTAGTGCTAACCAATACACCGTTGTTTGCATACTCACTATAATCAGTTATACTATAACCGCTACCAGCTTCAAGCTTCCACCAGCCTATCGGAGTTTTCCACTTCCACACCTCCACATGATCAAACCACGGATAATTAGACGGTACGTCAAACGTAATATCAAGTGATGTAAACGTTCTAAGTCTATACGCATACGTTGACTCATGCGCCCGAACGTTTGTAACATCGGGAGGGATAGCAGACGGATCGGGAAGAGTTGTCTCATACAGCGAATCCAAGTTTACACTATACGAATCATCGTACAACGAATCGGCTTCATATTGTAAAAGCAAATTTACATTTCCGTCTTTCCCATACGCTACATCAGCAACACGCATTGTCGCATATGTAGACGCACTACCATACGTACCTATACTCAAAGCAGACGACTGGAACAAAACAAGATCATGAAGCTCAAGACTAACACATCGATCTCCAAACGTACCACTTACTTTTCTGCTTGTTTGCATCCGCTCCAGTGTGTACGCTCCAAACACGCAAGCCTGCTCCCTATCTGTGCATCCAAGCAAATTCAACTCCTGAACAACACCACCAGCATCGCCTATCGTGACAGCGTCGGTAACATACTCTTTGCTGCTATCAATATAAACAGCCTTAACAGCATCAGGAGTTCTAAACTTAGACGGTTCTGTAACCGATATAACATCTTTTCCACTCGCGTCTTGCACAATATCATCATCAGTTAGGACCATACTCACAGTTTCTTGACTTGTATCAAAATACTTAAGATACCACTTACCATTGCTCCACATAGGCGGAGCACATCTAATATGAGAACAAATAGTATTGATAACATCGCCAGCAGAATCCATAGACGACAGCGCCATATTAAGTTTCCAGCCCTTTGACTCTACATAGTTTGCAGCAGCGGTCCATGATGGAATGTCAAACAAACTAGTAGCATATGAGGCACCATATCTACTGTTAGTCATATAATCAAATAGACAGAGCACACCATTATCAGACCACGTTGCGGCGGAGCTAAGGCCGTCACGAAAATCCACAACCAACGCCCCATACAGTATACAACTACGTTTTGGAAGGGATAAGAAATAGTCCCTATCATAAGTAAAATGCCATATGACATGCGTCGTATACGGAAGTGGGTCTGTATAGTCAGAAACAGCATTGTTTAGCGCAGCACAAACGGTAGCATTTGATGCCCCCTTTTTAAAGAAATACTCTACATTATCACCAAAATCAGAAGGATGCTTGTCGTTCAACCAAACAGTTCCGAGGCTGCTACATGGTCCTTCAGCTAACGAATCAACAATCCAT